ATTGTCAACCGTATGTAATCTTTTGTGCACTCAATTACAGTTCCCGCATCGGGAAAACAGTTACAAGCATGTTTCCTCTATATAGACTTAACCATACTAAAGTGATTCCTGCGACTCCTTTTAAATTGGATAATTTATAAATTTGCTGAAAATTGTGATATTATTCCATTATCTTTTCCCCAAACAAACCCTTCACCTGCTCTTATTTGCCCCACAAATCCCTTCTGGAAGTGCCAAGCATCATTAGGTGTCAATGATCTCATGAACCTAACAGTAGTGCCCTTAAACTCTTTAGTAGACAACCACTTCATTACTTTCTGGTGATGAACATGACCCAAATGCCATTCTCGGTATTTAGTATCTGACCACATTTGAGGAACTTCACTCGCCATAAGTAATGGAAGATCGTCTATCTTTTCATCTTTTCCATGAGTAAATCCTATCAGATTTTTACCATACTGATAATACTTTCTACTTGTAGGTCTGTTATCAACATTAACATTAGGATGACTATGATACCAACATTCTAAAGCATCACCCAAGTAGAATGTTCTTTCAAAATCATGATTACCTGGAATAACTATAATATCTACAGGAGCAATTTGAGTTAACATATCTACTGCACTTATTATAAGTTGTCTACCTCTCTTAAATGTTTTTTGCCATCTTGTATCTTCACTTTGCGGAGTACCATTAGATGTCACATTCAATCTACTATCAACGTTAAAAAAATCATTTCCTACAGGTAAAAGAATTTTTTCAATACCATAAGGATTAGCATAAGATAGTAATTGAGACACACAATTCAAATAGATATCTCTTGCTATATGAATATCAAAATTTTCCCCAGTTTCATCTTCCCAAGAATGTTTACCGAAATGTAAATCAAATATATTAACTTGGAATAATGCTTTATCTTTGTCAATTTGTTTATATTTTATTTTAGGATAAACTATACTGTGTTTTTTTATTTCGTCTAAAAGTTCTTCCCTAAGATTAGTTGTTTCAATCTTTTGTTTGTTTCTAACCATTACAACTTTTACTTGCCACAATTCCTGTCTAACAAATTCATTTTTTCGTATAGCATGCCCACTCATAAGTTGTTGCCTACCTATAGACTTTCCCTTATCATCAACAACATCATCTACTATCCATTTAAGGTCTTGATCTCTATATTTAGATGCAACTTCCCATTTATTACATTCCCATCTTTCAACTTTCCAAATATCAGTATCGATACCTAACACATCTATAAGTTGCTTTTCGGTTTTTATTTGTTCCCCACTATACTTCTTAGAATATTCGTATTTTTCTCCACCTTCCGTATATTTATGATTTTCTGTATTATTACTATTTGCAGATTCGGAAGATTTATTAAACTCTCTACTTTCTCCATTCTTAAATTTTTTACGTTCTTTTAATACAGCATCCCTAACACTTTTTCGTTTCCAAGAACCATATGCTCTAGGATATTCTTTCATCAAAATATCTGCTAATTCTCCATTTCCTTTATCTGGATATTTAAGTAATAATTCATATATTAATTCTGAGTTGCTTTTCATCTAAGTTTCCTTATTGTTGAGAAATACGTTGTTGGAAGTTCCAATTTTCTATAAATATAAAATCTCCTGGGTCTTTAGTTAAACCTATCCGTTCAAACGGAGAATTTTCATAAAAAGATTCTATTAAAATTGTTGGGATTTCACACAGCAGACTTAAAGTTTTAACCCAAGTATCTACTGAATAAACTGTTGTTGCTTTACAAATTATACCAAATAATTTGTCTAAAGGTTCATCACATAATATCTTTATGTTTCTTTCTGATAAATCATTATGGACAAATGTGATTCCATAAAAACTTTCTAACTCTTTACTAGTAGAGATTAGATATTTTACAGATTCTTTATCTTCATCTATCAACTTTAATAATAGATCAGGTTTAATATACTTGTGTTTCCAATCAGTATCAGAACTCCCACCAGTAGGAGCAAACACAGAATATTTTTTATTTGTATTATTAATTGACCAATTTAATGTCCATACAGGAAGTGTTTCTATACCATACTTAGCAAACACGTCACAATTATTCCACTCAGAAACATATTGTAAATTGTCTGGTATATGTGCTTTGGAAAGAAATTTTTCATCATTTAGTATTTGAGAAAAATATAAATGAGAATTATCTATTGTAGATTCTAAATAGTTCGGAAGAACTATAGATTTTTCTATCTTTGGAAATAGTTTAACTAATTCTTTTACAACATTTGGATTGTTTGCCCAAAATATCAATCCAAGTTTATTATACTTATCATAATTACCATCGGACATTAACAACAAAAAATCACCTATACCCCCTATCCCAAATAAGAAAGGAAGTTTTAGTTTTTCACCAATATTTTTAAACATATTTACCTTTAAGTTTACAAATAACTTTAAATTCTAATATTTTATTATGTGGAGTACAATGCCCATATCTATTAAAATTATCCTTTAGAAAAATAAATATTAAACTTCGTTTGAAATTTTCATATGCATAATCCCCATCAATATAAGTATTATAATTATCACTTCCCAAATACGTATCTTTGTAATACAAATCTCTAAAAAAATCGTATTGTCTATAACACTCATGCCTAAAATTTAAATTACCAATATCTAATTTAAACTCTTTACAAAACTTTATAATATTAGAATTATCATTAAGAGTTATATGCCCACCATCATCACTATCTATTATACTATATTCGTTCATCCCAATAAAAGTTTATCTTTACCCACATTAGAAGCATGTTCTAACTTACCCAAAACCGCCTGCAGGTTTTCTATTGCTTCGTCTTCTGTTGTTCCTTCGGCTCTACCACCATGAACATTGATCTCCGCAATAATTATATTTTCTTTTCCTTTTTTTCTTAACATTATAGAATATGGTTTATTCTTATAAGTTACTAACTTCAATCCTGGCAATTTATTCTTCTCCTGTTTTATATATTGGCATTATTTTACTACCTGTCCATCCTTCACCCTTCAATCTAACTGATGGTGCTTTAGTTGGAAACAGTTTAGTAATATTGTCTGAACCACAGAACGGACATTTCTGAGATTCAGACGAAGATAAAACTAATTTCTCGTAACTTTTTTTACAAGACTTACACTCAAAATCAAATGTTGGCATTATTCTATTGTAACTCCATCTTTAACCTGAGTAAAATATTGCTTCCAAAATTCATGTCTAGCATCTTTATCTAAAGACCATACTATATTGTTATTTGGATTCTTGAACATCTTTTTAATAGCTTCTTTCCTACCCTTGATCTTGGAATACTTGTCATTAGGGTGACAAAATGCTGTCTGTTCACATAACACTTTCTTTTCAGAAAATTTATCAAATATGTACATAACGGCAGTAGTTTTTCCACTTTCATCAACCACTATTTTTCTAGGATGTATCATTTTACTACTGTACTCCAAAACAGGTGGAGTGTGAATAAAGTTTAAATAATAAACTTCATTGTCGATTACGAACTTCATAATCAGTTCCTTTCATATTATTGTAAATAATTAGTTATTGTTTAAATATTCTTCTGTAAATGTTTTAAATCTTTGTTTCAAAATAACCATATACTTATAGTTTTTACTAGTTGAAAATTCATTTATTTTTTTAAGTGAATTATAAAATATTATTTTATTATCTATAAATGATAACCCATGATTTGTTTCACAAATCAAAATAAACGAATTTAAAAATTGTACCCAACTTTTAGTACTCTTTTCATTTATTGCAGATATCAATTCCACTTCTTCTCTTAATTTTTCTAAAAATCTATTTAGCAATTCCTTCGATAAATTATCATCATCAATAACGTAGGAATGTTTAATGCTGTTTAACACTGTATTATCTTTAGTTCTAGATTCATCACCATCACCATAAGTATCATTCAAATCCATATCTATAGAAATATGTTTTGCAATTTTATCTGAATACTTTCGTATCTTCTGAATTAAATATCTTCTAACGGATGTTCCTATATACGCATAAGATTTTTGTCTGGTAACATCATACTTAGGCAACACCGTCTCTATTATATGAACCATACATTGTTGTTTTATATCTTCTATACCATCATGTTCGAACTTATGCAACTTATATCTATAAACTATACTTTCTATTAGTTTACTTATAGGTTTGTATAAATTCTTCTCAAATATTATACTTTTCTTAATATAATCTTTTTCTTGGATATAATCAACTATATATTGATCAACAGAATCATCCCAATAATTCTTTTTGGTTTCCGTTTTAGGAGCATCTATATCATTAGTTGTTTTCAAAAATATCTCCAACTGTTTTATTATATTGTTCTATATGTATAGCAAACTCCTTATCGAAATTTAGAGTTTCCTTTATAAAATGCTGTATAACTGGGTCATCCCCAAAATATCTATGCTTCATTATATTATCAATCCCTGTACTCTTGTAAATCGAATATAATGAAATAAGTTTCTTCATGCTCTCCGATGAAAATTCATAATATGAATTGAGAGCTTGTGCTCTTACAGCTAACTCCATACCTTCTTCTGTCATCTCAGCAATCTGTGTGGATAGTTCTTCTATCTTTTTATACTTATCTTCCAATACCGCATCTTTAGTTTCTTTACTAATATGAAGTTTAGTTATATAAGCAATTAATCCTAAAAAAACTATACCCATCATAAGTATAGATACCACATATCCCGATATTAAATATACATCAACTGTATTTCCCATTACTTTCTCCGTTATTCTTCTTCTGGTTCATTAAAAAAATCTATAGGCACATTAAAAAATGTAGAATATGATAACTTATATTTTCTATAAGCTAATAACAAATTATTAACTGAACCATACCCAATATTTTTTTTAGATGCCACATCACCAAACATTCTTTGTCCACCATAATTTTTCATACCCTGTCTTGTTCCCATCGGGTATTTTTTATATGGTTTCAATTCTAAATTAGCTGATGCTTTTCCCAATTTCATTGCTACTGTTTGTGGAGATAATCGTCTAACATCCCCCATCTTCATACCTAATGCTTTACTAACAGCATACGGTTTTAATATTCCATAATAAAAATAATACATATCAACATTAGGATATTTTATTGCAAATGTCATTATTTTTCTTAGTTCAGGTAAAGACAAATATCTTAAATTAAATCCTTCCACCAAATTATGAACTCTATCATAAAACATAGCAAAAACCTGCGGATTAGGGTCATGCTTAAAATTTCCATACAACATATTTACAAGTAGTGGGAATTTTATTTTTTGCCCTGTCTCTAAAGATTTTATATATCCAGCATCCACATTTTGTTGTTTAGGTAATTCATCTTTTTCGTAATATATATCCACCACAGCATTTTTCAATATCATTGGTAATCTATCATAGTTATCAGGATTTTTCATGTAATCTGAGATTACCGTTTGTCTATTTTTTATACCACGTAATTCTTTATTAGTTTTAACTTCAGGACGCTTAAGAAAATTATCGATAACTTCATTATAATTCAATTCAATTGGAGCGCCATGCACACTCCTTGTTGGCAAACCTAATAACTTCAAAACATTCTGCTGAAATCCGTTGTACACAAAGGAACTATTTTCCACGTTTTGAACATCCCACATTATTTTTTCTATTGCCATTTATATCTTTTTCAATTTGCAAACTATTTTAAAATTTTTTGTTTTTCTAATGAAAATATTTCTACCATTTTCATCTTTTTTATGAACACATAAGTATTTAACTGGCATAAAAGTAACAGCATCATATATTACTGGAAACAATGTATAAAATTCATTTTTCATATTGTACTATTAACTGGACTCGAACCAATATCTTTAGTTTCGTAGACTAATGTGCTATCCGTTGCACCATAATAGCATAGTACTGTCGGTAGGATTCGAACCCACATAAAACACCTTAGAAGGGTGTTGCACATCCATTATACCACGACAGCATTTTCAACCATAAGATAATCTTTTGCCCATTTTATATTTTTGAATTGATTATTTTTAGGAGTCTCAATTCTCAATGAAATACTCTTTTCATGTTCCATAGGATTTATATAATAACAAGTATCTGTATCTGGTGAATAAATACACATAATATCAATATCCGTTTTATTTATTCGTATAGAGTGATTTCCATACTTGTCACTCCAATTACTTTTGAAATCTACTATTAAAATACCATGCTTAGATTTTCTATATTTAACAGATACTCGTAAAAATTTTCCATCCCTATATGCAACCAAATCAAATGGTAAATGTTCTGAATTAGAGAAAAAAACATAATACCCCTTAGACACTAAATCTGCAAATGCTTTAGCAACTCCCAAATCACCCTTCTCTTTAGTATGGTGTGTTTTCATATTAGTCCACTCTTTGCAATCTTACTATACTTTGTATTGCTAACTCCATCTTCCGTCTTGCAGATTCGTTAGCACTATGTATTTTTATTTTAGGTGCTTTAAACATTTTATTAAAATATACTTCTTCTTCAATCCACAACAATACATCATATCCTGTTTTCTCATAACCCAAATCATGATCTAACGATAATTCAGTTACTTTACCTGTTTTTAACAGGTCTAATGTTTCACAAACAGTTCTTGTTAGTGTCCATCCTATAGGTGATTCTCTCAAATCGTCAAGATATACTTTCATTTGATTTTACTGGGTTTAATATGTGTTGCGTTAATTTTCTACAAATAATAGATACTATTTCTTTAGATGCTGATAGTGTTCCCACAACATCATCTAATTCTTGAATATAGTTAGGATTCCACCTAACTACCATAGATTTAATTGGTTCTAATGTTTCACTATTAAAAACCGTACCTTGATTGTCTACAATTTCTATATTATTTTCTATACGTTCTATTATATCATTTTTAGTTTGTTCTAAATGTTCTTGCATTAATATTTCTCATATTATTTAATTGTTTATTTAATTTGTAATCTAAATGCCATTTAACTCTCTTAATTTGATTATTTTTAGTAGGATTAACTCTTAACGTTCCCACACTTTCAGACACATCATCCACAGAAATCAAATATATATTGTTAGTACCACAGCAATATACCGCAAAATAGTCTATTTGTCCTTTATAAGATTTTCTATTTCCTCCTCTATGATAACTAGAACTTGATGTTGAAAATTCAATACTTCCATCTTTCAGTATTCCTGTTTTAGATTGTATCTTATATAAAACATTATCAACATCTATAATAAAATCATATCGCTGATTATCACCAAAAGGAATAGATACTGAAACATCATTATTAATAAATTCTGATATTATAGATATCTCGGTTTTTTCTCCAACCATTTTACTATTTTGTTTCATAGCTCCGTAAGCAGGACTCGAACCTGCAACTTCCACTTTAACAGAGTGGCACTCTACCATTGAGTTATTACGGAATATATTATATACAATATATGAAAATTATTACCCAAAGTCAACCATTACCAATATAATCCATTACTGATTTTTCTTCGGGAACTATACACATAATATCGTCTGCGTAAATAGATATTAGAATAATATCAATATACGCTCCCGATGCTTTTGCTTTGTAAACTATCTGATCGCATCTGTCCTTTTCAAATACAACTCTATCCCCAACCTTTAATCCGTGTTTAACAGATTCTTCTTCGTTTATTATATACACTCTACCAAAAGCAGTATTATCTGATTTTTCTCTCAATCCTAAATCATATACAATTCCAGATACTGTACGTTTAACTGATTCATTCTCTAATTTCAAAAACACTCGTCCATTTATAGGTCTCATAAAAACTTCTCCAAAGAACTTTTAGGTTTATTAAATTTTTTAGTATAGTGTTCCAATCTCTTTACTCCTATTTTGTAGTAATCTTCACTAAGCTCACACCCATAAATATTATCAATTTTATATCCTGCTTTAACAAACCCTATAATTTCAGAAAATACACCACAAAAAGGAACATAAACTTTCTGATCGCATTCTTCTGGTAATTTAAATAAAGAAGAAATTCTATTTATAAGTTCTATAGGTTTTAATGTAGGATGATTATTTGGAGATGGTGAAGTAGTAAATCTCTCTTCAACATCTTTCATTTCTTTACTAGACTTATCACTCTTACCATTAAACAATCTTTCTTTCTTTTCTAAATCTTCTAACCCTTCATTTCTTTCTTTTGAAGATACTTTGGAATTATAAAATAATAAATCTAATTCATCTTCTTCATATTTAATTTGCTGTAATACTTTAGATGCTCCACCAACATCACCATACGCAAAAAATTCATTAGTATGAACTCCATCTCCATAGGTATTATTACTACCACCAAATCCTTGCTCAACTCCAGCATTAACACTTCCACCTTTAACATTTCCGTGCTGTTTATCTAAAATAGCACAAGGACACTCAGGATTGGTATGTATTATCTTTTTATGAGCATCATTATAGTTACTAGGAGAATTTGGTTTAATATTATTTATAAACCCTTCAGCAATATATTCATTATCTTTATATTCAAATGGTTTTTTATCTACACCTTCTTCTATAACTTTATCACACGTGCACTCTATAAACATTTGAGATGGATACCTACCATTTACATTTGTTTCTGTATTGTCTCCATATATCTTTTCATCGGTATATTGGTTGCTCTTAAATATTCTTTTAGCACTTCCTGTAGGATTCTTTTCGCCAACCACTTTAATTCTATTACCATTAATATCTAATATACTTGGAGATATTTCATTATCAGTTTCAGACTCTATAACATCATCCAATATAGATTTATTTTTAATAGGTTTTCTAAATACTAATACAGTTTCTAACACTTGTTTTAAAGGAGAAACTGAGTATTTGTATCCGTCATATTTTTTTGCCAAATCATGATTAGCTTCGGTAACAGGAACTTCACCCAACATAGAATTATCATTAAATCCATTATTAGGACTTAATGGTGAACTTATTTTATTTCTTCTCTTAGCATATGGGTCAGAAGATACTACATTTCTCTCCAAACCAAATCTTTTATCAATCCCTTTACTAACATCCGTTGCCTTTGGAAAATTGCTAATATAATACCAATATAAACTTTGCTGAACTTCAAAACCGTTCTTAACAGCATAATAAGTAAATGGTGCGAGTTGGCGGTCCATACCGAACATCAATAAATAACCACCATACTTTAACGTTCTAAACGATTCACTAAAGAATAAATCTAAATCAGTTTCATCTAACCCATTCCACTTATTCATAAAATCAGATTTCTTCTTGATCTTATACTTGCCATCAGTATCTATATACCACACCGATGATAAATTATACGGTGGGTCACAAAATATAGTATTAAAAAACTTATCTTCGTAACTCTTTATATCTATAAAAACATTATCGTTCTTTAAATTCAAAATAACCTCTTATGGTTTAATAGTAATAACTTCTAATGGTTTAGGAATCAACGAATCTGGATTTATTCTATTCAAATATTCAGACACATCATCTAAATCTGAAACTACATAAGTTATATTTCGTTGTGCTTTCACTCTCAACAACAACGGTTTAAATTTATTTTTATAATCATCATCATTTGCAAGGATAGTGCACCCTAAACTACTATTAGCAAATCCACCACTATCATGAATATTTATACCAAACTTTCCTGTCTGAACTTCTATCACTTCACCATCTTTATGAGTTCTTGCGACCAACACCACACCATCATCCTGTCTCAATGCTGTTCTGCCTGGAATTTGTCTATGATTTCCTACTCTATATGCAGGATAGACACCTTTAACCAAATGAGCAATATCAACCTTTTTAGATTTTGGGTCCATAGTAACAGGAAATCTCCACAATCTAACTTGGTTACTTGATGTGTTTTCCCATATAATTAAATTATCATTGTTAGTAAGATCATCATTGAAAGATATTTCATGATTGTATCTTATCCCTAAAACATTTATAGTATCTGGTGCTGTTGTAAACACTGGGTCTCCATACACCCTTGCCCAATTTTTAGGTCTACCATTTGCAAAAGCATCTTTATCTACAAAGTATTCTGATTTATATTTTTCAACTAAATGCTCCCACAACGACCTAAATACGCTAGGGGTGTAATACATTCCATCAAATATTAAAGTATCTTCATTCATTTTATATTTCCTATTTTTATATAAATATATACAAATTTAATTATACGCACTATATCTCGCAAGAATTTCCCGCACAAGCCACCTGATCTTTTAAATCTGTATTATCATCATCTTCTATGACTTTAGACAAGTCAACTTCATGTAAAGTCTTTAACATATCATAGTATTTAGATTTTGATATACTCTGAAATGGTGCTTGAACATAACTATGATCATCATACGGTAAAAATGAAAGAGCTGTATAACTTTGTTTATTAGACCATAACCAAGTACCCACTTCCTTCCATTCATCATCCTTTATAGTTATAGTTGCCGAAACATTATTATAATTAGAACCTTTTCTATGTCCTGGTCTTATCCACTCCATATTAAATTTAAGTACTCTCTCTAATAAACTTATAGCAGTTTCATCTTTTCTAATTATAGCACTTGCAGGTGCTTTCATAGGAACAGAAATAATACTTTGAATCTTAGGTTTAAAGAAATCGTCTTCTATTAATTCTGGATGATTATTTGCTAAGTATGTATATATAGCTTCATTTTTTCCAACTCTAATTGTTCTAATAAAATAATCATCGTGCCATGAATGTATTCCTGATGATGTTCCCAAAACTAAACTACTAGTACCTTCAGGTTTAATAACTGTATTTCTAGCGGCTACATTTATTCCTATTAGTTTTGCCACTCGTTCATTTTCAGATTTTATAACTTCTACTGCTTTTTCTAAATTTAAATTATTAACCTTTCCAGAAGATATACCTGTCATAGATACTCCAATAAGTGCTTCTTTTTCCGTAACTTTTTTCCACATATCTCTAAGATAATGAAAATTAGTATATCCTGCTTGTAATGTAGCAATAAATGAAGCAGACTTACATCTATCTTCTAAATCTTCCTGAGATTTAACTGTATCAGCATTTATGGTAACAAGATTACAAAATTGCCCATTGAGTAATGATACTTCCGCACAAGGATTAAGACCATATTCGACATCATCAGTAAACATAAATCCAGGTTCACCAGATTTACTCTCTTCAATCTTTTTCCACAATTGAAAGAATTCATCTTTCTTTATTCTATTTCTCAATATTACTGCCGTATTGTTTGCTCTTGCATATTCAGGATTGGTTTCATACCATTTTCCAAATTTACAAGTTAACATAGCATCATCATCAAAACTAAATAACGCAATTAAAGCGGCTCTTCTTATTCCACCAGATAAAACAGCATCAGCAATGTGACAATTTATACCGTGAACTTCTAATGTAGTTAATTTATCCCCACTATTTTTTCTGTCTAATATTTTTTCTATCTGATATAAACAATCTTTAAGTGGTTCTGGACCAGGTGCTTTACCACCAGATGTTATAAGTTTTGAACCTTTAGGTCTAATGTCTCTAAAATCAAATACAGGTTTTGGTCCACCAACTAAATAAGATTTAATTAATATTTTTACAGCATCACTCCACCCTTCAACACTATCACCAATTAAATATCTTCTATTCTTAGTAGGTTTTTTTATTTCAGGCAATTGTTCTACATGATGAAATTGGACAGAATATCCTACACCAACACCAGAAAGCAATAAGAACATAACTTCACTAAATGCTCTCCAATCATTCATATGTAAAAATGAACAATTATAAAGTCTAACTGGATTTATATCGATAGGTTTACCAGCAAATTGAAGTGATCGCATCGATGGTAATATTTTTTTAGTTAATACATAATCTTCATATACTTTAGTTATCTCTGCAGATAATTCAGGATATTTAAGTAAATGCATATCTCTATTTCTATAAACAATCTCTTTCCACAATTCTCTACGTTTAAAAGATTCAATGTATCGGGCATATTTCATGTGTATGGTTATGTTGGACAGGATTTCAGAATACAATTCCATTAATAGTTCTCCAAAAAGTTAAGTTAATAATTACACTAGTTCTTCGATTTTAGATTTAGGTATGCCATACATTCTCAAAAGATTTGCTTTGTTTTCAGTTGTAAGTAGTCTATAATATTCTATAGCTTCGTCAGAAGAAATAAATTTGAAATACTCTTTCAATAAATCTAAAACCCACGCAGGGGGAGTATCTAACTTTTCTTTCTTAGGAAATTTAATCCAAAAACTTTTAGCATCATACTTAGGTATAATGTGTATCAATAACTTATAATAATGTTCTTTGGACATTCTATTTAAAAAAACATACTTGTCAATATAACTAATAGCATATGTCAAATCATTATGTAACCCTAAAAATTTTTGTAAAAGAAATATATTAAATTCCTTATATTCTGCGGGAGTAAGGGTACTTAAATAATTTGGGTCTTGAACTTGAGTTATGGCTCTAATGTGGTCAAAAATATTTAACGATTTTTCTCCACTCATAATAATACCTTTTTAATAAATATAATTAATAATATTTTTTTTAGCTATAATATTATATAAACTAAACATTATTTTTAAAAAAATCTTTTATTGCTGTTTTAATATCTTTTAAATCCGTATTAAGCACAAAAGAATCAAAATCTTCATAATTTTGCTTAAATTTAGACATAAACTCCCCTAACTCTTTTCCTTCCAAATGAGTGATCTGACTAACAATATCCCCATTAAACTTTTGGCGGATTTCATACAACAAATCATCCCTATAAGATAATTCACTTAATTTATCTGTAAACTCAGAACCAAAAAAATTAATTGCCATAGAATAATAAACATCTTTTGGTGTTTCAACAATAGATGAACCGTCCATTTCCTTAATATATTCTAAAAATTTTCTATAACTATCTCTTTTTCTATTTCTAAGTCTATTAGTATGATCTAAGTTTTCATATTGAAAAATAGTGGGAGTAAAATACTTAGATGAAACTACAAAATTAAAAACTTCTTCGAGAGTTTCAAAACCCATCGAATATAATTCGTAATCAAATCCTAAAAAATTAAAAATCTTACGAACATCCATACTAACAATTACATCCTGAGCGTAAAATCCATATCTAGATACATAAGAATAAAATAATCCCTGACTACCATACCTAAATCCCATGTGTCTAGCAATTCTACCCATAAGATTCCCAAGATCATTATAAGCATAATATGTTCTAGTTGTTTCCCACTCAGAACTCTTGACCTTAATAATATCAATCTGAACATCTTTATACACTAAACTATAAACATACCCATTTTTAATTATATCAGTTTCAAATTCACCATAAATTACTAACCCAATATCTTTATTAGGATATTTATAATCCTTAACAAGAATATCCATATCACCAAATGTTTCTTTAGTATCATAAGATTTAACTAATTCTACAGTACCAAACAATCTTGATAACTTAGGAAATAATTCTGAATAGATTTTCTCATATTCATTTTTAGATACTCTGCGGGTTTCAATACCTTTTTGTAGGAATGCTCTTCCACCCATAACTTAAACCTTTTTCTTTCTCTTAATTTTACACACTATGCCTATATTCAAATCTGCACAAATTTTATGTACATCGTAATATTTATTATATGAATGAAACACATTTGTACAAACATTATTCATATTTGCAACCAACATATCTAATACATTTTTACCATATGTAAATCCTTTAGTGGTGTATTTATGTATCCTAGTAAGTGTTGATAGTGTTCCTTCTAAATTTATAATATTTATAGTTTTACGTTTCAAATCTTTAAAAAAATCTTTGTGAAAGAATAAATTCTTTCCATCTATACCTACAGCAGATACTGTAAAGTCGAATGAGTTTACTATATTCTTACAAGATGCTAAAGGTTTAAAAAATATAAATTGAGTTTTACACCCAAATACACTATAATTATCATAAGTAACAACATCCATATCCCTAATTCCATATTCACCATCATCCACATGAAAATGACCTATTCCTCTATTTTCATCATACGAATATGCACCATACCCATTTCTTCTAGAATTAATCCATGATATAGCATCATCTATATCTTTTCGAGTCTCAAAAAATATATCTATATCTACTTCTTTATTTAAACCCATTCCCCTGAAATAATCTCTAAGAGTTCCACCAGCAATAACAAACTTAAATGGAAAATGTTTATAGAACTTTAAATATCTGTAAATTACCAATTTCCTTTTAAAGTATAGTGGTAATATTGGGCTCAAATAAGATAATCCAACTAATATAACTTCTTTAACTGAATACTTAAACATACTCATTACGTACTCATTACGTACTCATTACGTACTTTATGTTTCTTTCTATATGCATTTACTAAATCTACAGCAGATTGTCTATATGCTTCTACTTTTATTTTCTTTCTAAACGTAATATTACGTCTAACTATTATAGTTTTAAGTTTTTTAACTATAAATCTAGTTCCAAACTGAGTTGCCTGTTTATTATTAACAAACGTATAAGTTCCATCACTATTAGTTCCCCACAGATAGAACCTTTCTCCTTTATGTATTATTTCATTTTTCATATTTCAATATAAACAAATTTTACCTAAAAATCAAGACAAATCTCCAAAATTACTCACAATCTTTTTAGATTTTTTGTGGACTAATCTTATACTATATCCCACTACTATTTGATAGTTAACTTTACCACTACTCACCATCTCATACAACTCGAAAGGATTTAATTCTAACGCATACAACATACCACCTTTAGTATATTGTTTTCTGTGGAAAAGTTTTCCCTTATACGAATACGTTTCAGGATAACCATCAAAATAATATTTTCTCATTACATAAAGTTTTTTAAGGTATCAATAGATGATAATCGTTGTGTGGCAACAGCACGATAAGTTGGAGATATTTCTATACCCAAATACTGTCTATCTAATAATTTACAAGCAACCGCAGTTGTTCCTGAACCCATAAAAGGGTCCATAACAAGTTCATCTTTATACGTAAATAACTTTATAGCATTTGTAGGAATATCTAAACTAAAGTTTGCTTCGGTAAGTTTTTGTGTTTGAGGTTTATAATCCCAAACTCCCTGAACTAAATTAATAAACTCATTTTTATTATCCACAGAAAAGTCATGCTCACCCTGTTTATCTTTTTTCCATCTATCTTTATAATAAACAATAACACATTCTTTAGAATTAAAAAAATATGGTGCTGATGGTGATAACCAACTTCCCCACGCAGTATTCTTTTTTCTGTGTGGAACATCTTCATGCAAATCTATGTGACCAAAAAACTTAAATCCAATTTTAAGCATTAATGTATGATAGTCTGCCATAATGAAAATCACATTACCGTTAGAATTTATAGTGTACGGAAGATTAATACAATATCTAGCATCAGGTTTTCCTATCCTATATAATTCTCTAAGATACTTCTCAGTAAAATCCCAATACTCATTCATAGGAATCAAATCATTCCAATCCGAATAAGGTATTCCCACATTGTATGGTGGACTATAACAAAAAAAATCCACAAACTCGGAAGGAAGTTGTGGAGTAATAACATTTACATCACCCAATAGTATTTTATTCATCTTAAAATTCCCACTTAATTTTATTCATTCCAACTGTAAATCCTAAATGCTCCAAGTAATCATTTATAGAAAACTTTTTCAATCTATAACGAATATCGTCATCAAGCACAACATAATTATATCCAGACATACCTCTAGTTTTAATTCTATTCATAATATATTTAAATTCTTCAGTTTGTTCTATAGCTAATTTAGTAATATTACTAATAGATTCTACATTTTCTCGCATTACAGTTTTCCCCCACTATTTGATCTCATTATCTTAATTAAACAGGACATAAAATTTAACTGTTTATCTAACGAAGTAGAACTTCTAAATAAATGCTCTTCTATGTTCAACAAAATATCTATTATGTATGCTTTATTCAATGCATATATTTCAACCTTATCGAACAAATATCTATACATCTCCAAATAATCTACATTATATAATTTAGAAAGTAATGCTCTCAACTTATTAACAGATTCTATGTTTGGTGTTTTAAGTAATTCAACTATAACTTCACGATATCTTTCTTGCAATGCATGTTCTTTACTTAAAACTAACACCTTATTTACAGTATATCTCTGTAAGTTTCCTATAGTTGATCTTAAATCAGGAAAAGATGCTTTAATGACTGACATCAAATCCTTTTCTTCATACTTAACTTGCTCTTTAGTCAAAATCTCTTTACATTTAGCAACTACAGCTTCAATACTCTGAGGTCTAAATTCAAATTTCTGTAATCTTGATAATATGGGTTCATACATAGTATCAATATGATTTGTAGTTAAAATAAATCTGGTAGATTTATAATACTGCTCAAGAATCATCTTAAATGCTTTAGCGGCGTCTCCTGTTATATTCTCTGCCTCTTCTAGTACTACAATTTTCCACTTGTAAAATGATTTTCTACTTGCAAAATTAGTAACCTTATCTCGCATAGTATCAATACCACGATCACTAGATGCATTGATTACTATAGATTCGCAATCTAAAGAATTAAGTAAAATTGATACTGCAGATGTTTTACCTGTACCTGCTCTACCATAAAAAAGGAGATTTGGTATCTCTCCTTTTTCAAGTAGTTCTACAAGTTTAGATTTAATATCATCATGACCTACCAATTCATCAAAACTTTTAGGTCTATACTCTTCTACCCATACTCCTAACGCAGATGACATCTATATCTCCTTATTTAATTGTACTTTGTTCAGAATCAGCTCCCATAAAATATCTACAAGTATAATTTTCATCGGTAGCTTCCACAACCAACACACCAGCAATAGACATTTTCATAGTAACTTTATCCATACCCTTAACGGCAGATATTACCTGTTTAAGATACTTAATGAAAAATGCCATCTTACCATCAAACTGTTTTACTGTTCCCAAATCCGAAATATCAATATTAACCTTGTTAGATTTAGATGCATCATCACCAATAACTAATTTAGGTTTATTTCGTTTGAATGTGAAATAGAAATTCTTTTCAGATGTTGGAAAAGCACTAATAGACTTTAAGATTTTGTCCATAATATCTCTGGTCAAAGTTAAATCTATATCATATTCTTGGAAATGTTTTTCGGGAGAAGGTGCTTTAAAATTCTTACCATTTATAACTCCAGAATCCGCTAACGAAATTTCAACATCCACTTCATTTTGGGAAAGATTAAATGTAGAATCTGTTATATCCAAAGTTGCTTCACCTGTAAACAATCCAAGTAAATTAAGCATTTGAGATGTATCAAATATACCAAATTCTAATTTCTTATTAAACAATTTTCGTCTAGATGAAACTACAGCATATATAGATTTAAATTCATCTGCACCAACAATAGTTAGTTTATCATCACTTGTGTAAAGAGCTTTATTGATCAATCCACCTAAATAATACTTTTCGATATTACTTACCAATAAAGGAACATTTAATTTAGTGGAATCTAACACATCATCAGATTGTGTGGATTTATCCGCATCACGTTCATCATCAATATTTACAGCATCATTTACTATATCATTTACAGCATCATCCACATTATCTGGTGGTGTAAGTAATTCTTCAAGTTCTTCATCACTTATGCTACTACCGTTTTCTAACATAACTTCTCCTTTTATTTTAATTTTATTCTGTTTAAGTTTTACGTTTTAATATACTAAATATTAATATCAAAGTCAAGATACTTTATATTTTTCTGGAAATTACAGATACATTAAATTCCAACCCTGTAGATTGTTTCAAAGTATCGGCAACATTATCTATAACTTGTTTAGAGATTATCTCACCCCTAACACTTTCTTGTGGCACTTCTATCTGAGCTACCAATTTAGGTTTAGAAAATAAAGCATCAGGCAAATTAATTTGTAATTGCATAGCTACCGAATTAGATGGAACTGTTGGTGATTTTTTAGTTACTTTAATTGAACCGTTTTTACCAACAACTATCCAAGCACTAGTTCTCATATATACTCCTTAGAAAAAATTAGATAACATATTTTTGTTCAAATATAATGTTCCCCAACCCAATATAGTCCAAAAATCTTGTAACTTATTAAATAGAACACTCTCAAATATGGAGTTTTTATCTATATACTTAGACACAAAATGTTCCAACTCTTTAGGTATAACATCATTTTTAAATCCTATAGTATCAAAATTAAATTCATTTTTCTTAAGATGAACAAATTTTAATTTATCACCAGATGTCATTTCCCGATAAGTATCCTTCAAATTATATTTAGTTAAAAATGCATTATAATTTATAGCAGATTTCACATTTATAGGTGCTCCTTTTTTGTATAATGATTTTTCATCATAATACTTTTCTATATCTTTAACACCTTTAGGTATAGCAACATCTATAATAGAAAACTCTTCCAACTTACCCTTAAATTCCTTTATAACATTCTTTATTTCTTCTTCTTCTTTGAATTCTAAAATATCTACAAGCACAGTTTTCAGTACTGTCTTAAATGCATTAGGAAAATCACTCTTAATAGTATCCAATCCCTTAACTTTCATTTTAGGAGATAAGTTATCTATATGTACTCCCATATCATTTTCAACAAATGTATTAGAATTAATCCACAATTTAAGATCAGTTAAAGTTTCTATGTTTTTTTGTGGCAATTTAAATCCTGATGCTACGGTTTTCCCATCTTTTAATTTAACAAATCCTTCATCATCTAAAATATATAGTGCGTATTTTTTCTTCTTGGACCATAATGCAGAATAACATATTGCTTCCTGATTAAACACTAAATAATTTTCTTTAGAATTTAATAATTCTTCCGAAAATCTTTCCAACTCAAAATTTAATGCCTTAGTCATAACATTAGCAACAACTCTAGTCAAATATAACATATTATTATTTGATATTCCTTCAGGAGCTAAAGACATGGCAGAAACATAAATTGAATCTGTATCTCCATAAATTATATAATCATCTTGTTTTTTAGCACCTAATATAGAATAAAACTTATTAACATTACGTTCAGAAAATTTTAATATTTCTTGTCCTGTAGATGTAACTGAAAGTGCATTATCTCTATCATAAAATCTAAAAGAAGAAAGTCCTAATACCCCATAGACAGAGTTCAACAATATTTTAGTAACATACTGTTTAATATCATATTGTTTTTCATCTTCTTTATTTCCTTCATCCTTAGCTTTCTTTTTCAACTTTTTATATGCAACTCTCTCATTAAACCATCTCTCAATTATCGCAGGGATAAATCCTTGCTTATCTGATCTATACAACACATCCGATGATGATCTTCGTATATTATGTTTAATAAGAAATTCATTGAACTTATCACTAGTTGTTTCTTTAATACTTCCACTAATTAATTCTAAAGTAACATCTCCATTTATAGGGTTAGTTCTAATAATTTTACCGAACTTAGTTTCAGGAGAAATATTAAGAGTTCTTATAATAGACGGATATAGTGATGTTAGATCGCAAGAATATAACCATTTATATCTTCCTGGTATTGGTTCTTTAACATATGCACCTGGAAATCTGCTCTTCTCGTTCTCAGGTTTATTTAATGCAACCAAATTATGTTCCTTAAAGAATACTAAAAATGCACCTTCAATAATTTTACTTTGCTGAAATACATTATCATAAGATATACAACCCTTATGACACATACCTATGGCAATTTCTATATAATGTAATTTTTCTTCCAACTCAACAATAAGTTCAATGTCCGTTAAGTTGTATTCTATAAATTTATTTATATCCTTTTCGTACAGATCATCCAAACTACCATCATATTTAACTTTGCCCTTACCCAACTCTTCATTGGATATAAATTCCAAGTTATACATAGGTTTATCATTTATACTATATTTCTTATATAAAATAATATAATCTAAATGAGATATCCCTGCTATCTTAAATCCATTATATATTTCATTTTTTAATGAAAAGTTTATAACTTGTTCTTTTACTATTCCTATTGGAGATAATTTATTTGCAAACTCTTCCGAGAATACTCGTCTAAGTCTTCTATACAAATAAGGTAAATCAAATTGAAATGAATACCACCCAGAAATAACAGTAGGTTTTGCAACCAATGTAAAATATGCCATAAACTTTGCAAGTAAATCTTTTTCAGTAGCACACACCACATACTTAACTTGTTCACTTTTTTCAAGTGTAAATTTATTATGTTCATCTAACACAAACACTACACGTTTCTTATCATTCAACATCACAGTTGCTATAGCAGTTATCTTTTTATTTGCAGTATCCTGATTAGCAAACCCACCAACAGATGAAACTTCAATATCCAATATCATTATTCTATTTTTGGCAACTCTATCTTCAGCATGATATTTGTCAACTAAAACCCTAGTCTCAGGACTAATATCTACTTCATACGCATCTTTATCTGACTTCAAATTTTCAGATAATTCTACTTTCTTTACAGGAGTTCCAAATATAGTTTTAAATTCTGTTTGTTCTGATGTTTTATACCAACAATACGGTTTGTATTTATTTGTTATAATTCCTTCTTCATCATCAAAGATATGAATGTCATTCCTACTATAATCATAATATGCATTATAATACATTTTTACTTTCTTTATAATTTTTATATAAATCTACATATCTATCCTTTAAGATAAATAAATAATGATCTACTATTTTCTCTTCACCAGTTTTAGTGCTATAACTTTTCCAAGTACAAGAATGCGTATCAAACAATTCTACTAATCTTGATACCACTGTAGTTCCTTTGGTCTTATATTTATACGTCAACCAAGATTCCCAATAAGAATCATAATAATCTACTTCCACATCAGGAACTACAGCAATAAATAACTGTTTACCAAATATAATAAAAGAAAATCCTGGATTCCACTCAAACCTATAATCATCATATTTAGTTTTCCAACCTAAAGTATTATAAGTAAATCCAAAATATTTTATATATTTAGGTTCAAGATATCCTTCTTTAGTTTTAGATTTTACCCATTTTCTAGGAAAAAAATATGGATGTCCATAAGCAATATCACCAAAATACCATTTTAGTTTTAATCCTTTAAACGGAGAATCTAAAACTTCTAGAAATCCCAATTTATATTTGACACTTGATATAAAATTTTTAAACATTAGTTCTTTCGTTTCAATTTACAAGTAACTCTTTTAGCTAACTCCCACTTACATCTAAAATCACTTAAAAACATATTTGCGGATTCCCATTTAGCAACACTAATATCACGTGTAAATGTCCAAAGTATTCTCCCATTAGATAAACTATCTATCTTATAAACAACTGAACCTGATGCTTCACATGGTTTAACAACTCTACCTAAACGCATCTGCATACATGCCCAATCCCAAGAACCTACAAAGTTAGAATCTATCATAAACTATTCGGTAATACTTTTTTCTCCGAGCATTTTATCACCAAAATTATCTTTCAACTCGTTCCATATTCTCAATGCTTGCAATTTACAAATTTCTATATCGTCACTATAAACTTTAACTGTAGGTTTAACCATTCCTTTAGCATCTACAGATATTTCAACTGAACTATTTCCTTCGGTTGATGTTATTACTTCTTGTTGGAGTAATGCATTGTGTTCATTTCTAACTTCTTTAACTATGCTTCTCATTATTTATCTCCTTCTACTTTTTTAATTTTTGAATTTCTTTCCAACACTTCTATTCTAATTTGTTCTAAAACTTCTTTAGAATAATATCTACCATCTAATAATTTTTTATCCAAATACCCAAGTTCAATCAAATATTCAGTTTCAACTATAGCAATCAAATTCCAAACAGCGGCTATTAAATGATCTTCATCAGTATCACCAAGTCTATATTTATTAATATGTCTTCGGGCACTATCAATATAACGTTTAACAGGCATACCCAATCTAAAATTATTATCACCATATTTAACCGCACCTGCTTCATAATGTTTAGCAAGTCTTTCTTCAGCAATAGGTGGTATTAAATCGAATCTACCTTTACCAGTTTGTGTGTCTCTAACAGCACCAGAGTCAAACCCCTGTCTAGCTCCACTATCTTTTACTACAAATTCTACACTATTCTTTTCATTCATATTTTCCTCTACTCTTTTAATTTTAATTTAATGTCAGTTACAAATTCTCCGAGTGTGTGTACTCGTTTTATTCCTAATTTAAAATCTTCTAATCCCCTATTATGAAGAGCATCATACACATAAACATTACAATTAGGATTGTATAATTTTACAGATTCACAATTTTCTTTTCTATCATCTATAAAATATTTAATATTCAACATTTTTATGAAGTGTTCTTTTTCGGTAGTTACTATTACTTGCGGATTATTCCAACCATTAATATTTAACCATAATTGAGATTGTTGTGCAACAGATTTACCTGGAACTTTTGCTCTCGCAGTAATAAAATACACATCCAAATTAGTATAATGATTTAATGTTAAAAAATTTTCCCATTCAGATTCATCGACCAAAGGAAGAAGTTCCCAAAAACCAGTCTCATTATTACACACATGTTCCCAAGCTTTCATATATTGTTCTCTTGTTAGTTCAGGATACCACATATCCCACTCCCAATGACTAACTTTAGATTCTTTGGTAACTAATGGTAAATGATCACCATATAATTTTCTTAACACAGTAGAAAATTTATACGAGAAGTTGGCAACAACTCCATCAAGATCAACACCAATTTTTATATAATTCATAGTTTATCCAATATATTAGTAAATGTAGCTAATGCCCATATAGCTATTGCAAAAGCAATTGCTTGTAATACACAACCAAGTCCTTCATACAATTCGTGTTTCATTTATTATTCCTATATTTAATTGCTAATATCAACCAAACAATATTACCAACAACCATAAGTATTCCTGCAATAAAACTAAGCCATTGATCTAATGAGGGATAATAATATAAATTCCATACTCCCCAACCACAATAAAATATCCATATTTTCCAATACACTCCCTTTATTGCCTTATCAATATGCAACTTATATGCATTAGCAATAGTAAAGTACGCACCAATCATTTCAAACGAACCGTTTATAATATCATTTAATTGAAACATTTTTTATTTTCCTTTTTGTTCGGATTTGTTCATAATTTTTAATTTTAATATTAATTTTTCTGAGTATTAACTTTTCAGTTATTTTTAATTTAGTATTAGTATCTACACAATCAAATCCTTCATCAAATATAGTTTTACCATTACTAATGTATAAATAAACTTCTGTATAATTTTTTCGAGTTCTTTTTATTGGAACATCTAACACAAACCACTCTGTTCCTTCACCATATTTAGAAGCAACAAATTTATTTATATAATAATCAATATCACACTCATACAATGTTGGCATTTTAGAATTTATAAAAAATCAGATTGTAAATTTTTTTAATGTCTTTATTGAATTCTGCTTCGTAATCTCTATCAGAAAATGTTATTATGTTTTTAAAAAACAGTTCAATTCGACCATCATATTTCTTTGATAGTAAGTTAATAAAATTTTTATTCGAAAGCAAGTACTTTTCAGAAAAATTTCTATTAGTATTGGCATCTAATATAAAAATATAAAATTGTCTTAAATTGAGTCTTAGGAATTTTCTACCAATATACCACAATGCAATAGATTCATCTAAATACTGAATGTTGTGGTGTCCTGTAGTTAAATAAGTCATTATTTCATCCGAACCTTCTATAAAATCGGTATAGTACGGATTCATATATAATTGATCTATACAATGATATTGGACTACATGAACTAACTCATGGTAAATATCACTAAAAGGTATTACATACCTAAAATTATCATTATACTCTATTAAATCTTCGTGTATTTCTGGAAACTTAGTTTTACTATATCTGAATAGTTTAGACTTATAATCATATTTATTAGCATTAAATAATACATTATTAGTATCTTCATCATACCAAGCTAACGGATAATCAGATACTTCTTCACCATAATAGTCTTCTAACGTATCTTCCTTATGTGTAAATATAACACTCGGAGTATCAATAGAAACATACGGATTCAAAAATAATAAAAGTCGTTCAAAAAAATTCTTTAATGTAGTATCTGTAAAATCTGATGTTTTATCTAGGTATAAAAAATTACCATAGATTTTTCTCACCTGTTGTCTCCACTACCACCCAATACTCCACGATCTTTTCTACTAAAAAGTTTATCTAAATTTTGTTGAGCTACTCCACCCATATCTAATTCTAATAACTTTGCAAACTCAGATTGATACCACATAGTATCTCCCAATTCTTTAGATATTTCATCAACTTTACTTGGAGTAATGTCTCCAACATCATCCCTGATGATCTTTTTCATCTTACCTAATAGTTCTCCAACTTCTCCTGAAAGACCAAATAAAGTATATGCTATATGTAGCATATTAAATACTGAATTTATGTCTTCTTTAAGAATTGGATTTTCTGATAATACTTTATGATGTGTTTCATTGAATCTTTTTTGCCATCCGTCATAGATAGCTAGTGTGTGTGCTTTTTCTTGATATTCTGAAAATGTTAATTCTTTATTATCCATAAGTACCTTTCTATTTATAGTGATTGGTTTCCACGAAAAAAATTTTTGCCCCCTATTATGCAAATAATTAACTAACTAATTAACTAATTAATTAATCTAGTTAATATTAGGCATTAGATAGTTAATTATTGGTTTAAATATTATAAGATAAAATTGAATACTGGCGTATTCAATATAACTAAAAACTTCGTTTTTGTCAAGAGGGTTTTGCAAATATTTTTTATTTTTTTTCATATTTGTGATATAAAACACATAAAATTAGTTAATTTCAGTAATTTTTACTGCTATAACACCCTTTCAGGTATAATGTTGTTAAAATTCTATAAGTTATACCCAAAGAGGTATAAAATTACCGTTATAACAGTAATTTATTGTTAATTTAATTAAAATTTAAGATATATACTCAAAATAAACAAATTTTACCGTTATAACAGTAATTTATTGTTAATTCTACTAACAATATCCTTAAATACACTATTATTAGATATAGTATCAGAATCTTTATTATCAACTATCTTATCAATATTATTTTTCTTAGTTTGTATCAATTCAAAAATATCTTCTTCAATGGTATCCTGAGTAATAAAATATAAAACATTAACAGAAGCATGTTGTCCAATTCTATGTGCTCTATCTTCTGCTTGTGAATGATCAGATGGAGTCCATAATAAATCTGTAAATATTACAGTATCAGCTTTTGTTAATGTAATTCCTACACCACCAGCAAGAGTTTGTCCTACAAATATTCTAACATCAGGATTATTCTGAAAATCATCAACTGCTTTTTGTCTTTGTTCTATAGATACAGAACCAGTTAATTTAACGGCAGTTTTTTTAAATTTAGAAACTATCTTAGATATAACGTCAACATATTGTGAAAATATAATTATTTTTCTATTTTCATCTTCTTCCAATAAATCCTGCACCATTTCAAATATCATAGGTAATTTACTGTTAGCACAAACTTGTTTTAATAAATTAAGTTTAACCAAATGTTCAGCATATTCTACATTTCTAGTTATAATATTTGCAGTAATGATATCATATTTTTTCTTATTTTCAGATAAAACATAATCAATATAATTATCAAAAGCATCATCATACACTTTTTTATCATCTGCAGATAATTCAGTATATATTTTAGTAATAATTTTAGGTGGTAAATCTAAACAGTCATCTTTTAATCTTCTAATCATATAAGGTTTTAGTTCTTTATGTAACTCTTCCTGATTAGAAGAACCGTTAAAATCCCAACCATAAGTAGTTTGAGTTCCTGCACAATATTTAAGTCCGAAATTAAAAAACCCATTATAAGTTATAGGGTGTTTAATGGCAACTAACAAATTAAATAAATCTTTAGTTTTAGATTTAACTGGAGTTCCCGATATGGGAACTACAAATCTTACATTACTTGTTAGGTATATTACTACTTTAGTTCGTTTAGAATCATTTTTAATATATTGTGCTTCATCTATCAACATACAATCAAATTTTATTTTTGATAAAAATGAATCTTCTTTTATTTCCAAAGTTGTTTTATTTTTTAATGCTTCGTGTTCTTTAAATTCAAAATGTTTAATTAACATATCATAATTTATAATATAATATTTTGTAAACATATTATGTGTATCTTTTGGTAATACACTTACTTTTGCAGATGGATTTACAGTTTTAATCTCTCGTTGCCAATTTATCTTTAATGATGCAGGACAAATTATAAGTATCTTTTCAAAGTTTTGAATCTCTGAATATACTATCGCAGTTTTAGTATTATGTGTTAAATTAAATCCATCTGTAATAAACAATTCGTCTTTTGAATTTGTAGATATACATATAGCATTATCTTTTTTATAATATTCTATATTTTTTATTGCTTTGTATGGTATATATTTAACTTTACGTTTACGTGTAATTAGTTTTCTTTTTAATGTGAACGGTAGTATATCGTCAGGCAATTTTATAGTTAGTATATAAAATAATAATCCGTTTTTTATTATACCTTTATATGTATATTTCGGAATTTTTGTTGAAATTGTGACAGTTCCACCCAAAGAATTAATTAAAAATATAATATCATCTTTTAACTTTTCTGATGTTGTTCCATACTGTAGATTGTGATCTCGTTTTAATGACCACCCATCAGTATCCATAAGTCCTTGTAATAATTTAATTCTATCTTGGATATTTGATAGTTTGTATTCTATAGGTATAAATTTAGAATCTGATAATTTATTATATAATCCTAATTTTTTTATTTCTCTGTTAAATATATTTATATTATTTTTATTTTTATTTTTATTTATGAGCAAATAATCGTATTTAGATGTTTTAATTTTAGACAACGTTATTTCGTTTGGGCAAAGTTTTTTTATATGTTCAATTATATCAATGTCTGCGGATGAAAATTCTATATACTTTTTGTGGAAATGCCCATCACCCAACAAACATCCCATAATATATGGGTCTATAACAAATTTATAATTGTTGTTAAAATTTTGTATAGGTTTTATTATAGGAATATACCATTTATTATTTCCATTTTTATATTGTAATGGGGATTCTCTTAATTCATTAGTGGTTTTAGTTCTATATGGGGAATTTCTGTATCTATGATTAGTTGATTGCACATTCCATAAATGTTCATCACAACAAATAACATTAGAATTATCTGAAAACGTTATTTTATATAATTCTTTAATTCCTTGCGGAAACACTCCTACAACTTTAGACACTAAACCATCAGAATTTATAATATCATCATTTATTTGCAAATCTTTTATATGTACCCACCCATTAGGAGTTAATACTTTAGAATATTCCCATAATGCTTTTCCTGTACCCATATCATTTGCAAGAATAATAGAATCAGACTTAGACATAGTTTTAACATCTTCAATTTGATGTTCATATAATCCGTGATATTCTTTTATTCTATCAAAATATTTTTTTAATCGTTCTTGACTTTCTTGTTCTTTTTTCTTAAGTTCATCATAGTATGATTTATTTTTAGCTTTAAGAAAGTTTATAAATTTTATTGTTTGATCTTCTGGAAAGAAAGTTAATATTTCAGTATATGAATCTAAATCATCTTTTAATGGTCTAAATTCTCCTAATCGGTAGGAAATTTCCCATTCTTTACTTTCAGGTATCCATTTAAATCCGTGAGATTCTTTCTTAGATTTAAATAATGCTACCAGTTTAGCATCGTATGGTGAAGCAAAATAAACGGATATGTTTACTTTCTTCATTTTATATCTTATACTGCTCATATATTATTAACTTTTATTTAAATATACCTAAATAAAATATATTTGTCAACAACTTGACATTATTATAGAAAAATATTATATTTATATAAGTAATTAAAATTATGTCGGGTTCATCTAACGGCTAGGATAGGTGGCTTTCGCCCACCCAATAGGAGTTCGAGTCTCCTACTCGACACTAAATATCGGGATGTAGCTCAGCGGTTTAGAGTGCTCCGTTTGGGGCGGAGAAGTCGTGAGTTCGAATCTCACCATCCCGACACTTTTACTAATAGGTTAAATTAATTATGAGTATATCTAATAATGCTTTAATACACATGTTTATTAGTGGATATTATATTGATTTTGTAGGGCATATATACAGTCCAAATAATATACAATTAAAATCATATAAAAATGGAAAACGAAAACTTAAATATTATACTGTTCCGTATAGATATAATGGTAGACCATGCACAATTAATGTTCATAGATTTATAGGATTATTTAAATTTGGGAATAAAATTTTTAATAGTGAGTTACAAATAAGACATTTAGATGGAAACAGTTTAAATAATAGTTGGTATAATATAGGTATAGGTACACGATCTCAAAATATGATGGATGTTCATGAAAGTATTAGAGTGTGGAGAGCTAAAAGAGCAACATTAAAAACAATAAAATATGATCATGATGATGTTAAAAAATATTATTTAGAATATGGATATAAAAATACACTAAAACAGTTTAATATATCATCTAAAGGAACATTACATTATATTATAAATAAAAAATCATATAGAAAAGTAAATTAAATTTATGGTTAAAGTAGGTAAAAGCAAACTCGTATAGTTGCTTGGGTTTGTAATAATATCCAAAAATAGAAAACGTCACTACGGCAGTAGTAACAGTCGTGGAAGGAACAACCTAAAAATTTTATTGAATGATTATTCAGTCAATAAGTTAAATATTTTAAGTTAATGAATGAGTTATACTTCAAGGAATAATAAATGTGTGCAATAGTAGTAATTGGAAATAACCATAGTGCTTTGGGTGATAAACTTCTTGTTACAGTATTAACTGAAAATTATTCAGGTTATATAAGAGACTGTGCAGACGATATGATTCTTGAACGAAAATTAAAAGTAAGTGATTATAATATTGTTGCTCAAGAAATTAGGAAAGAAACGTTGAAACAATCTCAACATTGGAAACATAAAAATAAACCTAAGTATTGACAAATAGTATTTAATTTAGTATATTTATAAATGATTAAAAATTTTAATGGCGGGATAGAGCAGTTGGTAGCTCGTAAGCCTCATAAGCTTGAGGTCGCAGGTTCAAGTCCTGCTCCCGCTACAAATGTTCATTGAAACTATGTGCTGAATACAAACAGTAATTAATCAAATACGGTAAAACTCCGTCTAACGTGCATATGTGACAGGTTTGGTAATTACAGAATTGCTAAGAATTCGTTGTTTGGGTAAGATGTTGAGTGTTGAAACAAACAGCTTTTTACTCCTTGAAAAATTTTGCTGTGACAATTATATAACTAATTTATCTATGCTAAATTAGGGTAGAGTAAAACATTCCATACTTAGAAAAATGGACACATAGTTTTTGGGTTTTAAATTGGGCTAGAATTTGGCTTCGATTGGTACAACGGAAAGAAATAGTGCAAGTGAGTAAGTTATGACTCTGACAATACAAAGAAAATAAGTGCAGAAGAATTATCTTCATTTACTTTCGAGAACGCATTAGCTTTTGTTGGTGCTGACTCGGAAGTAGTATTTGCTTAGTAATAAGTAAACACCATCAGGGTTATCATCTGATGTATAGAACAAGGTAACACTTACTAATAAACACCATAAAGTAGTAAGTCGATAATGGTTGACTTTTCAAAGTTCAAAATGAATGGAGAGTTTTTTGTTATGTATTTCTTAAAAAAATATAACTAAACTTGTAACGAACTGTGCTGAAAGTATATCAAGACCTGGGTTCGACTCCCAGCTGGTCCACTAAATAAAAATAATTATTGCAAAGTAGTTGACAATAATTAAAATATTTATTATATTTATATAAAAGAAAAATAAAACTATGAAAAACACAACCCTTACATATTGTCTTCTAACAGGTGCGGATTTAGGAACTAATATCTGAAGGGTGTGTATTATAATTTTTAATAGAACCCTTTAGATCGTCTAAAGGGTTTTTTTGTTTTAAATGGGATAGAGGTGCAGTTGGTAGCACGTTGCCCTGTCACGGCAAAGGTTGTGGGTTCGACTCCCATGTATCCCGCTTGGGTCATTGGTGTAATTGGGAGCACAATAGACTTGCACTCTATTAGTATCGGTTCGAATCCGATATGTATCCACATAACAACCTTAAAAGGTTGTAAATAGAAATACAACCTTAAAAGGTTGTGTGAGTTAATATAACAATAGGACAACGTAATGTTGCTAATAACTTAGTTAAAAAATATTATTAATGTCCTATTAATCGTAGTCTTGGTGTTCAACGGTAGCACGCTCGGCTGTAACCCGACAGGTGGTGGTTCAAATCCATCAGACTACACAAAATGCTCTCTTGATGGAATTGGTAGACATGTAACACTTAGAATGTTATGCTTAGGCGTGAAAGTTCGAGTCTTTCAGAGAGTACAATATCATGGACACTTTGTCCATGTATATGTCCATGTTCCTGTGCTGGAACTGGTAGACAGAACGGACTTAAAATCCGTTGCCTTCGGGCATAAGGGTTCGACTCCCTTCAGGAACACAACTTGTTCAGATGATGCAATTGGTAGACATGAAAAGCTCAAACCTTTTCTTTTAAGAGTTCGAGTCTCTTTCTGAACACTTATTGACTTTTAATTTATAATTGTTTATATTTAAATAAACATAAAGGATTTATATGGCAATAGTAATTTTATTAGTATTATTTGTTATTTGTTTATTAGCATTAACATATGCTTATCAATTATTTGAAGAAGTGGAAAGACTTCAAATAGAGAATAATAATTTAAGAGTTAAATTGGGTAAACTTCCGATACCAATTTACAAAGTTAAATTTGAAGATAAGTTTAAGATGTTTATGCAAAAGTCTGTAATTATAGTTTCCACAAATTTGATAGTTTATCTTAAAGAAATGAAAAAACATTATGAAAGAATGTTGGCAAGAATCTGATAAAGGATTTACAGTATATGTGACTGTGGGTAAATGGAGTAAACCTAAACTTCATTATGTTCCTAGTAGGCGTTCTGTTAGATTATGTTTGGGATTTATTGCTGTATCTATAGGATTTTTTGATATTGAAACTTTTATTGGAAATAGACATAGATATATAATTCATAAAAAATAATACGTAGGTGTGGTGTTTAACGGATTAAGCATGCGTGGCTTCCACCCATGAGGTAGGGGTTCGAATCCCCTCACCTACTCAAATGTTGGGATGTCTGAGCGGTTTTAGGAATAGGTCTGCAAAACCTACTACAAGGGTTCGAATCCCTTTCTCAACTCAAATTAAAATAAAGGAGAAGTTATGCCTGTACGAGTAGTTATGGAAAATAAAGATGATGCTAAGTATATATTAGAAGCATTATTATTCGCTGGGTGTGTTGATGTTAGTTCTAATTGGAGTGAAAAGGATAGTAAAAAAATTTTAGATTTGGCTAAACGTATGAAAACACAAATAGATGAAAAATCTGCAGATGAAGTAAAATTATCTAAAATTAAATTGGAAAAACCACCATACGATAATACAGACAATGCTAAGTTAGTTAAAGAAATATTAAAAAGGAAAAAGAAATAATGGAATTTTTATTGTTAGTTATATATTACATATTTGTTTGTGTAGTATCAGGTATATCAGGTTCGGGTGAAGGGTTAAGAATTTTAAGTGTTACTAATAATTCTATAGTGTGGCATAATCAACAATGGATAGAACGAATAGGATTATTCTTATCAGGTGCATTTGCATTGTTATGGTCTGTTTTTAATTCTATAACTATTGATGCAAATACTATTATAACCTTTAACGTTATAAATATGCTTATATCATTTGTGGTATTATCTGCAACATCTGGAATATTGTTTTTTACTTGGTATGACGGAATTATAAATAAGAAATTAAATTATAGTTTTTTTAGAGTATCATTTACAAGTAAAGCAGTTACTGAAGGGTTTGCTCATTGGTATGTTAAAATACCTTTAATAATTATATTGTTAGTGTTAAGTTTTTTGTTATAATTAAAATGCTAGTGTAACTCAATTGGTAGAGTAGCTGATTTGTAATCAGCCTGTTGGAGGTTCGAGTCCTCTCATTAGCTCAAAATATTTTATCAAGTAAATTATAGGATTTTATGGAAATAACATTTTTGACTGTTAGTGCTGTATTATTTTCTACTATATTATCAGATATAGTGTGGGCATATTATTTTATAAAAGTAGCACAAAAGAAACCGCATCAAGCCGCTTTTTTTGCAATTTTAATAGCATTAAATTCTTCATTCATTACAATTTCCTATATAGGAAATATGTACTTTTTAATACCTGTAATTATCGGTTCATATATTGGAACTTATATTGCTGTGAAAAGACATATTAAATATGATAAATCAGATGAAGCAATAAAATTATTACAATATGAAATAGAACAATTAGAAACGAGACTTTCAGATATGGAAATTAATTTTAAAAGTAAATATGAGTAATATAAAACCTTGACATTTATGTAAAAAATTAGTATATTGAAATAAAAAATAAATAAGTTATGTTACCATTTAGAATAGAACATTTACAATATCATATAAAACAAAAGTACGTTTCGGTGCAAAAGCACCCAGAAGCAGAGTTGTATATCTATAACTATACTCAAACAGCACAATTTGATAACATTTGGAATGATGTTACAATGAATTGTAGAGGTTTGATCTTAGATAAAGATTACAATATTGTTGCAAGACCATTTAAGAAGTTTTTCAACTATTCTGAACTGCAAGAAAATGCAAATAAAGGAACTGTTCCTAAAGGTGAATCCCCAATTCTTTTTGATAAGATGGATGGTTCTTTAGGTATAATTTATCCTTTAAATGATAAATTTTATGTTGCCACAAGAGGTAGTTTTATTTCTGAGCAAGCTATGGTTGCTACAGATATGTTACACAACAAATATGGTTGGAAAGATGTGGGTAATGTTGTTAAAGGTTTAATATACAACAAAACAATTTTGTTGGAGATAATTTATCCAGAGAATAAAATAGTTGTAAATTATGGTGACGAATCTAAATTAGTTCAGTTAGCAATAATAGATAATAAAACTGGAGATTACTATGGAAATCATTTTTTTGGATTTCCTATAGTTCAAAATTATCCTGAATATTCTAATATTCCATTTGATGAATTATCTAAAATGAACTTGGAAAATAAAGAAGGATTTGTAGTATTTTATCCTAAATCTAACTTTAGAATGAAAGTTAAATTTGAAGAATATGTTAGACTGCATAGAATAGTTACTAATGTTTCCACAAGAACTATATGGGAATATTTAAGAGATGGAAAGTCTATTGATGAAATGATCAATAATGTTCCTGATGAATTTTATGCTTGGGTTAAAACTAAAGTATCAGAATTAACTTTACATTTTGCTGATGTTGTTAGAGATTGTCACGATGCATATAAAGATATATTTTCAAGTGTATCTAATATAGTAGATGCTGTTGAAAGAAAGAAAGCTTTCGCATTAAAGGTTCAGTCTTTATTGGATAAGAAATGTTGGTCGGTTTTATTTAGAATGTATGATAAACGTGATTGTAAAGATTTGGTGTGGAAAATAGTAGAACCTAAATTTGAAAGACCGTTCAAGCAAGTAACGGAAGATAGCAATTGAAATAGTTTTTAAATTAATATTATGATAAAGTTTTTTTTATCTGATATGCCTAATAGGGCATCTCATACAACACAAGAAAGTTGTGGATTTTCATTATATAAAGGAATTTTAATTCAATGGGATGAAGACACCGATGATAGAATTATTAGAGTTATTGATGAACTTCCAAAAAATGTGTTAGATCGTATTTTAGTTATACAAGAACACGAAGGTTCTATCAATTTTGTATGGAAAAATTATATTCCGTATGGATATGATGAAATGTGTAGTATTAATGTTCCAGATGGTGATATTTGGTCTATTGGCGAATCTAAAGTTTTACAAGATAATATAAAAACAGTTTCTTGTAAATTAAAAATTAAATCTAAACTATAAAAAGATACCACAATGCCGTTTCTAACAGATAAATATCCACGCACAATGCATTTTCATTTTTCGCCAGGAGCAAAGAATGATGATAGGATTGCTACCAGTTTAGATGAAATGAGATTACTATCTAAAGACTTGGTGTATACTGAGAAACTTGATGGTGAGAATACATGCATTAAACAAGATGGAATATATGCTAGAACACATTCAGTTGTTAATAGGAATGAGTGGGCACACTATTTATGGAGTAAGTGGGCAACTATTAAGAATGAACTGCATGGGTTGGAAATATTCGGGGAGAATATGTATGCAGTTCATTCTATTGAATATCAAAGATTGCCTGATTATTTTTTTGTATTTGCAATAAGAGATGGGGATTTGTGGTATGAGTGGGATGAAGTTAAGTGGTTCGCAAACTATTTTAATTTTAGTGTAGTACCAGAATTTCCTGTAGAAATGATAATGGGCAATTTGAATGTTCAGGTTCATAAAATGTTGCCTATACGGGAAGTTATAGGATTGCTTATGACTATGCCTAACTTTGGAAATAGTATTGAGGGTGTTGTTGTTAGGAATAGGGAAAGTTTTACCACCGATGAATTTGATTATAATGTATTAAAGTATGTTAGAAAAGATCACGTTCAAACTGATGAACATTGGACTAAACATTGGAAAAAGGCAAAATTGATTAATGGGTGTTAAGGGTAAGAGATTGAGAGTACAATTAATGTTAAATAATGGTGATATTGTTGATTTAGGATATCATAAGTATCACAGTATATATATGTATCTATATTATGATGTAGATAATATAGAAGTTGCTTATGATCATAAAAAACGAAAATACACATTCAAAGCTAATCGTAAAATATGGTCTAAATATAATTTGAAATATTTAAATTATAGTAAATATAAAATCAAAAAAATACTTACAGAAATTAAGTGTTGTAAAATAAAAAGGAAGTTATGACAAATCTATATGTACTTTACGGTTGTCCTAGAAGTGGCAAGTCTACTTGGGCAAAGAAAATGAGAGATGAAAATCCTAATAAAATAGTTAGGGTAAATAAAGATGATCTCAGAGCAATGCTACACGCACCAGGACACAATAATGGTCAGGAAAAACTAACAGTATCCATCAGAGATAAGATAATTGAAAAATCTCTTAGAGATGGTAAAGATGTTATTGTTGATGATACTAATTTTCCTTTCGGTGGACAACACTATAAAAGATGTTGTGAAATAGCACAATTAGTTGGAGATGTTACTGTTATTGAAAAATTCTTCGATGCTAATCTGCCTGATTTGTTGAGAAGAAATAAAGAATCATTGGATGGTAAACCTGTTCCTGAAGATGTAATCTATAATATGTTTAATAAACATGTTAAAGGAAAACAGTACACATTTACTAGTGTATATTTTCCACCGTTAGAAAAGGTTAAGTACAATCCAGATTTACCAGAATGTGTTATTTTCGATATTGATGGCACACTTGCTCATATGCAAGGTAGAAGTGCTTATGATTGGAAACGAGTTGGTGAAGATGCTGTAGATTTTAATGTAAGAAGAATATATGATTATCTATGTGTAAGTCAATTTGATAATCAAGGTCCAGATGAAATAATAATATTTTCTGGAAGAGATGGTTCTTGTTTAGTAGAAACTATACAATGGTTAACTGATAATAAAATAGTTTACGATAAAATATTTTTAAGACCTGAAGGTAATATGGAAAAAGATTCTATAATTAAGAAAAGAATGTATGAAGAAAACATCAAAGGCAAGTATAATGTTGTTGCGGTTTTTGATGACAGACAACAGGTGGTAGATATGTGGAGAGCTATGGGTATTACTGTGTGTCAAGTTGCCAACGGAGATTTCTAATGCTAATAGAAATACCTGATGATATGTTTGAACAATTATCAAACATAGGAAAAGAAATAGCAACCCAAGATAATAGATGTACGGCAAGACCGTACATTTATCAAATACAAAAAGATGTTAGAACTTACGGATTTGATAGTGACTATGCTGATGAATTTATGTATGTTAATAAAGAAGATTTTGAAGATGCTGTTGACCCAAATGATACATTACCAGAAGATTTTGATGAAGATAAATATTATAAAGCATATTATAAAGATACTGTAGAATATGTGAATTTCTTTTTTACTGAAAAAGCTTGTAGACTGCACATAGAAGAAAATCAACATCATTACAAAAAACCAACAAGAGATTTTATTGCTGGTGCTTGGAGAAATCCAGAGATGGATATTGTTGTTAAAATGCTAATGTTATTAGGACAGATTAAAAAATGATTTCAGCAATATCTGAAGAAGTCGAAAAGAATTTTAACGGATGTTTTAAAATAATTACTGAAGATAATGTGTATAATGGACCCGTATTTTTAGATTCTGTTGTAAGAGAAGATGATGGTTATTATATTTACAATCAAATATATAGTCCTAGTTTACAAGATGTAGATTTTAGAAAAGAAAAAATATTGCGTTGGTATAGAATAATATTTAAATTGGTTAAAAAATGAGTTGGACTTGCAAATTGTGTGGCAATAAATCATTTGATGATAAAAATCCTGTATCTTGTTCGGGGAATGGCAATGCTCTTGGATGTGATGGTGGAAATTGGGAATTGGATGTGTCTAATAATAAAGTGCCATTAAAAGTAACTGAATTAGATATGACAACCGCAAAACGAAAGTATATCGATCTTGAGCCCATAATAGAAGTTGGTAAATGTCCTAAATGTAATAGTGATAAAATTTTTAAGCATTATAATGATACTATTCACAATGTTGAAATACATTGTGGTGATTGTAAATATGTACTTAGGGGTATATTTTTTGAACTTGTAGTAGAAAGATGGAATAAACTTAAAAGAAAGACTATTAAAAAATAATATGTTATTATATAATTTTCATGGTCAAGTGATAGACCTTTCCACATTTTTAATATTATCTTCATTTAATGGTGAAGATTTGTTATTAAATGAATATAAAAATTATCACACATACAACGATATAAAAAATTATATTAATGGGGACCCATATTATAGTAATTTAACATCTAAATTTGAAGTGATCTCAGACTTTTTAAATTCTCCATTTTTTAAAATATATAGTAAAGTAACAGACTTAAATGTATTCAAAGTATTGTTTAATGAAATAGTGGAATCATCTACATACATATCTGCATATAAATCATCCGAAGAAATACGAAAATCAATTGATAGTAAGAGTATTAAATCTTTCTTATCATATAATAAAACTTTTAGGGATTCTTCATCCGATATAATGTACAAAAAATATATATTAAACACCGAAGAATATTTTAATTTTAGAGAAAATTATTCTACGTTTAGAATATCTAACAGTTTTTTAAACATATCTAATCAGGAATTTTACAATAGAATTTATACGCAAAAAGCAAATAAAAAGTTATTGGAATTTGACGTTAAAGCATCTGACTGGTTGTGGATATTATATATGAATTATCTTATGACTAATAATGAAAGTGTGGCATCTAAAGTAGCAATATATGGTGTGTATGAAGTTATAGACTTACAAAATAAAACTCATAAAGAAGAAAAAGTATCCATATTGGCATCTATGTATTCTCTCCATAAAGACTCTATATTTAATGAGATGCAAGAAGAGATCATATCTAAATTGGATATTGGGAAATTTGTATCGTACATACTATCTGCAAATAGTGTAACACTTCCGAATGGTTTTAATAGAACAGCAAAATATAATATAGCATTGTATGGTCAAACACTAACATCCATTTTTGTAATGAGATTCATATTTAATGAGTTTAAAAAATATATGGATGAAGTTGGCGGACAAATAATTTTTACAAAACATGATAGTATTATTTTTGAAGTTGATGATAATTTTGAGTTTAAGAAAAATTTTAAACCAACAATAGTAGGTGAGTGTATAAATTTCTGCGGAAAAGATTATGTGTTTGGGGAACGAGAAGAAAAAATATTACAAATTTTTCTCGAAAATAACTACAGGATAAAAGAAATAAATTAAACCTGTATATTTATAGAAAAACAGTTAAATTCTCACAACAAAGGAAATATATGGAAGAACCAAAAAGAAAATTGATGGCGTCCTTTACTCTCAAATCCAAAATAAAAGAATTTCTATCATATCTTCATGAACATGATATAGCAGATAAGGCTTTTGTATTATCTAATAATAAGCATCACAAAATTTTATTAGTAACTTACAATATAAAAAATGATATGAATATGAATAATTTAAAAGAAATAGGAGTACTTAATACATTATCAATTCAACGAAATAAGGATACTGATACTTTATATTCAATTAATGCATTGAATTATATATTGGAAGAAGAATCTATGAAAACCGAAATACCCAGACAAAATATAGTAATAGATTGGAATAAATATTCCAATTGTTTTATTACTACATCAGATAACAAAGTAAATATAATTAAAACTAAATTATTAAAAATGGTCAGATTCACTCCTAATTTTGACATAAATAAAGTGAGGATATAATGAAACTAAAGTACCTTTCGGTAGACGTAGAAACAACAGGATTAGATACAAAAAACGATCAATTAGTGGAAGTAGCCGCTATTCTTGATGATTTTTCAAATCTTAAACCTGTAGAAAAATTGCCAAGATTCCATTGTTATATTAAACGTGATAATTTTAGTGGTAATCCTTACGCACTAAGTCTTCACGCAGATAAATTCAAAAAAATATCTGAAGGTGGTGATGATGTTTTAGATGCTGGTGATTTTGTAATGGCATTTAAAAATTGGATAATAGATAATAATGGATATTATGATAAATCTATGTTTGCTGTTGATGTTGACTTAATTGAAGAACTACCTATGAGTGCAACTCTACAAAAATATAGATATGATATAGTTAAAGTTGTTGGTGCTGGTAAAAATTTCGGTTCATTTGATCGAGCATTTTTAGAAAATAGTAGTTGGGGATTTAAAGATCATATAAAATTTGCTCACAGATGTATTGATGTTGGTGATATGTATTTGTCTGTAGATGATGTAGTTCCACCATCATTAGATGAATGTGCTGAACGAGCTGGTCTTGATGAAAGATGTAGAGTTAATCATAATGCTATGAATGAAGCAGAAATGGTAGTTAAATTAATCAGAATAAATTTATTGGGAAAATTCACAGTATGATAGATTATAAAGAATTATTACAAACTGATAGTGCTCTTATACTAAGTAAAATATTAAATAATGTTATACATGGGAATAATTTAGAAGTATTAAAATTATTCCCATCAGATTTTGCAGATACTTGTATTACTTCTCCACCGTACTACGGTTTAAGAAATTATGAAACTAAAAATGTAATATGGGATATCACAAATTGTGATACCAAGTGTGAACATAATTGGGAATACTATAAAACAAGAGGTATTTCTGGTGGCACTAATACTGATAAATTAAAAACAAAAGGTCAAGATAATTACCAAATAGTTAATCCTACAGAAAATGCATTTTGTACTAAGTGTGGAGCTTGGTGGGGAGAATTAGGACAAGAACCTACTGTAGAGTTGTTTGTAAAACATTTGGCAGATATATTTGATGAAGTTAAAAGAGTTCTTAAACCTACAGGTTCATTTTTTCTAAACATTAGTGATTCGTATATGGGTGGTGGAAAACCTAAACAAAAGAATATTAGAAATAAATCTTTAATGGGTGTTCCTGAAAAAATAATGATAGAATTAATCAACAGAGGTTGGATACTTAGAAATAAAGTAATATGGCAAAAACCTAACCCTGTTCCAGAGTCTATGGTAGATAGATTTACAAGAAGTTGGGAATATATATACTTCTTTACAAAAAATGAAGATTATTATTTTGAACAGCAATTAGAAAAAGCATTGTATGAAGACAACAGACCATCAGGAATGGAAAGAAATGGTGAGCAATATCGAAGAAAAGTTAACAGGACTTTAACTCAAAAAGAAAAAACAATAACTAAAAATGTAGCGGCTTCATCATTTGTAGGACATAGTGGCGGGTTTGATGAAAATGGAAATTTTATGGGAATTCCTGGTCTTAGAAATGTTAGAGATATATGGAATATAAAAACTCAACCATTTGTATCTGCAAGATATGGAGATTTTGACTCTGATCATTTTGCTTCATATCCAGAAGAACTTGTTAAAGTTCCAATTAGTTCTACTACTCCTAAACAGATATGTTCTAACTGTGGTAATTATAGATTAAAAGGATATACTAAAATAGGGGAATCATCATATGAAAATATGATAGGTGTAGACACATCTAAGTTTCGTAGTGAGCAGGGAATTAAGCAGAATATGAGAGCAGATAGGGAATGTTATGAGAGACCTGTAATAGAAACTTATACTGAGTGTGGTTGTGATAATCCAACATACACCGAGTCGGGTATAGTTATTGACCCGTTTCACGGAACAGGAACAACATCCATAGAAGCATTAAGACAGGGAGTTAACTATATAGGTATAGAACTAAACAAACAATATGTTGATATATCCGAAGCACGAATAGATACATTCAAAAAAACAGAAGAAATGATTAAAAAAAGAATGAGTAATTCTTTAGGAAAATTTTTATGATTAAAGTTGTAACTGTTGAAAAAATTTATAATGGACATATCTCACTTAGGGATTACATTGTAGATACCGCAATTAAAAATAATGATAGTATATTGGTTAAGTGTAAAGGTGAAGAGAAGTTATTAACACCAAAAGAACTATCAGAAAATAAAATAATATTAACGGATAAAACATTGCGTAGCAAATTTAAACATTCTAATACCTATAAATTGTATGATTATGAGTGGAAACCCAAAAAACAAGTAGAACATAATTCAACATTTGAATTTACCAGATCGTTAGATAAGTTTTTCTAATGGACAAATTTACTAAATTTTTTTGTTGGGTTTTAATATCAGTAGTCTTGACTTTCAGTATTTTATTTATTATATTACTAAACGTAGCATTAAACACAAAATAAGGACATCATATGGATAATAACATTCCAAATCCAAATTATATTAAAAATGTAGAAAAATTAAAATTTACAACTCCATTAGGTAAAGCAACTAAAGTTGGTGTGTATGTTATGATGAATTCTGAATTTACCAACTACTTTTTACCTAAAGCAATAGAAAACATAATAGAATGTATAGAATATACACATAAAAATACAGGACTATATATAACCCAAGTAAATTTTGTAGTGTCTACTAAAGATACTGATAGATTTTTTGCACTAAAATCTGCAAATATTTCTAAATTATCTACTAAAGATACCACATTCAAAGTTTTGTATAAAGAAGAAACTACAATATCAGATATATTCAATACTATAAAAGGTAGTGTGGCAGATTTAGATTATGTTGCATTTTATAGTGCAAATACTTTGTGGGTTAAAAACCATATACAAAAATCTATAGATGCTATTTTATTGGAAAAAAGAGATTGGTCTGTATCATTTACAGAATTGAGAAGTGATATAACAGGTAAAAAATCTGAAATTCTAAATTATAAAGAACCTAATTTAGTTAATCATTTGGTTGATGATATTTTAATTGGTGAGATAGTTGTAAAGGCAGAAAAATTAAAGTTAGTTGATTTTGGAAGAGGTAAAGTCACCGAAGGAAAGGCAGAATATTTCTATCCTGGTTATGCATTGAAAACTGCGTTAAAGGAATATTCCATTTGTAATAAAACAACAGTAAGACATCACATGACATTTTTAAATGAAGAACAGTTAGAATATGTTCTTGAAGATTATAAATTTGATGTTTCTACTATCCCTGATGAAGATAAAACTAAATTAATATTTACTGTAATAGTAAATCTAACTAATATACAAAATCAAGCAAAAATGTTAGACGTTTTAAATTGTATTGGGGCACAACAATTTCCGTTAGAAAATGTAGAATTTTTACTGATAACTAATTATAATTCTATGTCATTGTATATTTCTCAACCAGAAATACAACAAAAATTTCCTAATCATAAAATTATATTTGTCGCTAATAATCTTCAAGATGAATATGGTGGATTGAAAAGTGTGGTGTATGCTACAGGACTTCAAAATGCTAGAGGAGAAATAATAACATATTTAGATGCATCTGAAGGATTTTTATATTCGTCTGCATATTTATCTGAGTTATATTTACTTTACAAAGAAGCTGGTGATGATGTTAAATGGGCACTATCAAATTATTTCAATGTGATAAATTATATTCCTAAACATTCTAATATAAAAGTATTGAATAGAAATCAAGCATATTTTTCTTTGTTCTCACATAAGAAAGATTTACCTATACAATACCCAACTATAAAAGCTATAGATAAATATTTTGCAAATACAGATTTAAGTCTGATTAACATTATAAATTATTATAGTAATCAGAACATAAAGGGAACTATAAATCCTAAAGCAACAGTACACAAATTAAACTAAGGAACACAATATGCCACAAAAATTATTTTTAATAGATAATAAATTTTTCAATAAAATACCAGATACTGAAATGTTAATAGATAGTTTAATTACATCTATAGGAAACATAGAATCATCCGAGATACTTAAAAATTCAGAAATGGTATATCTAAACAATTCAAATGTTGTTTGGGATGAAAAGTATAAGAGTAAGAATATAAGGATAATTCAAACACTATCTGATATAAATTTATATGAATACGAATCTGTTATTTATATTAATTCTCCGTTTTTCAGTATAGCAAATGTGTTGTCTGATATATTATCAAACGAGCACTATCAAAAAAATAGAATAGTATCTCAGGAAGTATACAATTTAAATCCTATAACATCCGCAACTACCGAAAGATTCTTATTTTCTAAAACTAAACCTATGCAATTGGGTAATGTTGCATCATTATCTATTTTCACATTTAAGTTGGAAAAAGACCCAGATGAAATAAAATTTGAATCTCAGGAACAATTAGTTAAATTTTTACACCGTAAAAGTCCTCAAGCTGTGTATGAATTTTCTAATAACTTAGGAATATCCGCATTTCAATTTTTTGAAAAAGAATTAGATTATATTAATTTTTGTTTAGGTGAAAGAACATTTACTGATGGTTCTAATGGAATATATGCAGTATACTTTCCAGATGAATATAAAAATATAGATGATATTGTTGATATAGTTATGGATATGCAAAATAAAAATCCTAAAATGTTTATAGATTTACGAACAGGATTAGATATTTCCAGTACATTTAGTGAAGAAATTGTAGAAGTTGATGGTGAATTTCAAGTTCAAAATAACTTTAAAGGAGATAATACTAGACTTATAACATCTAATTCTAAATTGCTACATTATGATTTTAACACTATAAATGGAGTATTAGATTTATCAGATAAACATTTCAAGCATATATTATTTGGTGGTCCAAAATATATGAAAGTGTATAACTCTGAATATAAATTTTTGTATCAAATATCTAAGGAAGATATATTATCAGCAAAAGTTATTGATGTTAAAAGAACTATGGGCATGGGGGATGCCCTATTAACATTACCTATAATCAGAGAAATTAAAAAAATAAATCCTGATGTTAAAATTATATTCCATTCATTGTATGATTTCTCTAAATATTTAATAGACAAATCTATGATAGATTCCTTCGTAAAATTAGACAGTAGGGGAATATTTGCAGATTTAAATACCACATCAGATATAGTGTTAGATTTTGATCTAGCATATGAAAATCAAACTTTTGGTGGTAGATTTTTCGATTACTATCTCAATTTCTTTTCACTTGATACTTTTACAGAAATAGATACTAATCCTATATTAACTTATGGTGTTGATCAGGAACAAGAAAAAACTTGTGCTATAGTTGGTGAAGGTTCTGGTTGGGCAAGTAAAGAACCCAATATAGATTTAATTGAACGACTTGCATATACTATGAAAGAAAAGGGATATAAAGTATATGAGCCAGGAATAAATAGAATAACTAATTATGCGGATGAAACTAATCCTAATAATGATTTAGATAAAGTATTTAAGATGGTTAAATTATCTAATTGTTATATAGGTACTGATTCAGGTGTTTCTCATATTGCTAATTTAATGGGTAAACCTTCATTTATTATTGGTGGTTCTGCAGACCCAAATAAAACACAATTTAATGTAAATATTATCTATCCTTTCGGTAGAACAGATTTATTATGCTATGGTTGTAGACACTTTTCTAAAGGATTTAGAACATTAGAAAATGGAACTAACACATTCGTATCAGGTTGCCACAACGTAAATCAATTTCAATGCATGAAAGACTTGGATGTTAATATGGCAATAGAAGATTTAGATAATTTTTTGATCAAATTCGACCTTTAAAAGCAGTTAACATGGATTTTAAACTTTGTTATATTTATATCCAAAGTAAAAAATTCTTAGGTAATTTTTAAATAATAACGTGGTGCTGAATGTTTAATAAAACACATAAGTCACCTATCATAAACAACTAAATACAAGGAGAAATGTCTATGGCAAATCTAGTAGACAAAATCGACAAAGCTCAAGGCGGACAAAAGTTGTCCGTACACGTAATCCAACCAACCCAAGTGAAAGTTTCTGAATTTAATTTTAGAGCTCTTCCTTATAAACACCAAGACGGTAATGACCCATTTATTATTGTGTATACACATAATAACATAGGTAAAGATGGAAAACAATTTGCATTGTGTCCAGAAGCAACCGATGGTGGATTCTGTCCTTATTGTGAAGCAGGTAGAAAAATAAAAGACAAAATGGATAAAGAAGAATGGAAAAAAATTGCTAAGAAATTTTACCCATCAAAAACCGTATACATTCCTGGTATAGCAAGATATACTAATTCATCAGAATTAGGATTCTTAAAAGTTTCGGAATATCAAAACTTCCAAAAAGAGATTGTAGGTATTCTAACATCTAAACAATTAAAAGAATTGTTTAATATTGCTCCTGATGTTAAGTATATAACTTTATGGGATATTAAAAATGGTGTAGATTTTGTGGTTAACAAAAACGAAAAGAGTGCTAGTAGTAAGTTTGAAACTTTCACTATTAAATCTGATCTAAAATTAACCCCAGCAATTAGAACTAATGCTGAAAAAGAAATACTTGTTAACTTCATAAAAGACACTCCAAATATTGTTGCAGAGATGCGAAAAGTTTGGGGATGTAGTGATAAGATTAACGAAGCATTCATATCACAGTATCCTAAATATGCTGTACAATTTAAGTTAGTATCTCCCGATACTGAAACTGCTAACACAACACCTAATGTTGATTTGCAGGTTGATGACTCTATATTGCCACAGACTAATAATACTGCCCCTGCGGATAACAACGAAGACCTTGATGTGTTGATCAATGAACAAATCGAATCATCATCAACTTCAGAATCTGGTTCATCTACAACTGCTTCTCCAGAGTTAGATGATGAATACAACAAAATAATGGCAGACTTACAATAACATTCAATAATAAAGGGCACTTACCTAAGTGCCTTTTATACTATTCTAGGAGATAACACATGGCTAAAGATAAAAAAACAAAAATTTTGTCTGGAGATGATCTATATAATGAGTATCTGCAACAAAATATGGAAATTTATAATGAGTTATTAAAAGAAGGAATAGACATAACTGAGGTATCTGATGTTGATATTAATAAAGTTGATAGTTTTATTTCTACAGGTTCTTTTTTATTAGATGCAAGCATAACTAATTCTTCCGTTGGTGCTGATGGGAAATTAAAGTTAGGTATAGCTGGTGGTAAGATAGCATATTTTTCTGGTGAGGAATCAACAGGTAAATCCATAATGGCGGCTCATATATTAAAAAATGCCCAATCTCAAGGAGCTATTTGTGCATATATAGATGGTGAACAAGCAGTCAATAAAGAATTATTTAAAAATATTGGTGTTAGTTTTGATAAAAATAAATTGATATATTCTGAATGTAACGTTGTTGAGAAAAATTTTCAACTAATAGAAAAAATTGTTAGTACTATAGCATCATCTAAAATTCCAGAGCAATTAGGTCTTATAGTTTGGGATTCTATTGCATCAACAACAACAATAGATGAATTAGAATCTGAATATGGTGATAAGAGTTATGGACATTTAGCAAAACAAATGTCTTTAGGATTTAGAAAAGTAATACGAATGATAAATAAACATAATGTTGCCATTGTGTTTACTAATCAATTGCGTGAAAATCTTAAAATGAAAAATATGTATGATGACCCATTTATAGAACCTGGTGGTAAAGCAGTACATTTTTATTCTAGTCTATCGTTAAGATTGCTTAAACCTACGAAGTCTGATAGAATTCTAAACTCTAAAGGTCAACAAATAGGTACTGCTGTTAAGATACGATTTAAGAAAAATAGATATGGTCCACCACAAAACGATCTTCATTTTAACTTATACTATGGTAGAGGAATTGATGATGATGCTAATTTATATTATTGGTTAAAGGATAAAAAATTCTTAACATCTAGAGTTCCTAACAGCACAATAAAACTACCTGTGCAGGGATTTGAAGATTATAAGTTTGCAACTAGAGATTGGAAAAAACTTTTATCTGATAGTGATGGTGAAGTTAGAAATAGACTCAGACAATTTGCTGTAGATGAAATTCGTATAAATCTTAATGATGATAACTTTTATGATTCTGATGAAAATGATGGCGGGTTAGCAGAAGCAGAAAAAGAGTTAACGGATGAAATCACGAAAACTAGTAAGTAAGTGGTCTGCTGTTACAGAAGAATTATTACATGATATAGAATATGAAAGTGTGTGTAGTAAAATTGCTGAACAAATTCAAAAAGAAATAGATGAAGAAATTTTAAGTACTTTATTTGATATTGCGAGAGTTACCATAAATGGCAAAAACTATATATTAAATTCGTACAGAGGCATGGTAGATAATTCTGATAATTTAGAATATATAAATATAATATGTGAATTGAATAAAAAATTATGATACATAAATTACTAAAGGGCGACGTTTTTAATGAACTTGAAAAGTTGCCCGATAGTATTTTTGATCTGATAATTTGTGATGGTCCTTACGATGCTGTAAATTGTTCAAGTAAGTGGGATAGTGTAAAGTTTATTCATGAGTATAACTTAAAACTTATACATTTATTCTCCACCAAATTAAAACAAGGTGGTTCTTTATATATGTTTGGTAAGCATAATGCTATTGATAATATAAATTATAGTAATTATCTGCAACTAAACAATAGAATAATATGGGTTATATCTTCAAGACTTAGACAAAGCAAATACAGATATACTAACAATTATGATGTTATATTCTTTTTTTCTAAAGGAGCACCTAAAACATTTAACTTAGATAGTATACGAGTTCCACAACAAACTAAATATATATCATCTGTAGAATCATCTCCATCGGTTAAAGATGGTAAATTTAATAAAACTAAATATAATCCTGATGGTAAAAATCCAGGAGATGTTTGGTCAGATATAAAAGCATTAACATATAGAAGTAATGAGTTATTGTCTAAAGAATTACACACAATCCAAAAACCAGAAAAACTTATAGAACGACTTATGTTAGCCAGTTCAAATGTTGGTGATGTTGTATTAGATGCATTTTCTGGTACAGGAACTACATCTGCCGTTGCAAAAAAATTAAAAAGACATTCAGTAGCTATTGAAAATGATGATAAAATGTATTATATTATACAAGATAGGCTGAAAAATTATGACAACTCTAATTAACATTAAACAAAATAAAAAATATGATATTTATATAGGAAGACCTTCTAAGTGGGGTAATCCATACAGTCATAAAATAGGAACAAGAGCAAAGTTTTTAGTTTCAAGTGTTGACGAAGCAGTTGAGAAGTATGAAGAATATGCTAGAAATAATCCTGAGATAATGAATTCTTTAGATGAATTAGATGGTAAGATTTTAGGGTGTTGGTGTTGTCCAAGTAAATGTCATGGTGATATTTTAATAAAACTTATAAATGAAAAAAATAACACTCTTAAAAAATTCCAATAAGACTGAAGATAAATTACTTTATGTTATGTTAAAATATAATATAAGTAATAGTACATCTAGTAGTATTCATAGATTTGTTATGGATACAGGGTGGGTATCCTTTGGATATAGAAAAAAGATAGAACAAGATGATGTGTTAAATTATCCGTATACTTGGATACAATATGCATTACAAAGATTGAGAAAAAGAAAAATAGTTCAATGTTATGGACAACGATGGTACATAAATAAAGAAATATTCACATGTAAATTGAAAAAAATATGACAGAAGATGAAAAAATACAAATTATTGATGAAATAGGTTCTATAACATCTAATTCTATAATAATAAATATGTGTGAGTTTAAAGAAATAATACCAGTAAAATATAAACATAGACCGTTAGGAAAAGTAGCATGCAAACTCAAGAAGAAAAATATAAAATAGTAATAATTGATGGAACTAATTTTTTTATTAGGTATTTCTCAGCAGATACTAAAAGTTTAGATGATTTTGGAATGCCGTGTGGCGGATTTGCTGGAGTATTGAAAGGATTACGTACTATTTTAAGAGAATTAAACCCACATGAAGTTATAATGGTGTTTGATGGTAAGGATAATAGTAAAAGAAAGCAAAAAGTTGATGAACAATACAAGCAAGGTAAGAAATATAGCTTTATAGAAGTACTTCCGCAAGAAAATAGAACACTATTCAATAAACAGATGGCAAAATTACTTATTGTGTTGAAATATTTACCTATAAAAGTATTTGCTGTCGATAATGTTGAAGCTGATGATGTTATGGGATACATTATTCACATCATTAATAAACGAAAAGATAATACTGAAATAAATATAGTATCTGCGGATGGAGATTTTCAACAATTACTGTCTGAAAATGTTAAAATATACGATACAAAGAAAAAAGAATATGTTACCGAACAAACTTTTGAAGAATTAAATGGATTTAAGGCACAAAATTTTCATATATTTAAAACATTCGCAGGGGAATCTAAGCAAAGAGATAATATTCCTAGAATATTTAATAAGAAAAAGATAATGGGATATTTTGAAGACATTTTAAATAGATCAGATGTAGTACATTTACCAGAATTAATAGATTTTATAACTGATAATGATATTCCTGTTGATATTGATCGAGTAAAAAAGAATTTTGAGTTGGTCAATTTACATGAACCTAATATATCTACCACTACAAAGATAGAAATATCAGAAGTAGTTAATAATTATAAATCAAAATCTTACGGACTATTGAACGTAAAGACACAAATAAAAGTTTTTGGTATAGAAGGATTAGTTTATTCTGATTTTATAGATTATTTGAATAGATATAAATTAAAAAATAATAAACTATCAAATTTTATGCTTAATGGAGACAATTAATGCAGATACAAAAGTCACTATCAGATAAAATTTCTTTAAGTGATATTTCGGCTCCGAGTAATGAGACATTTTCAGATAGGTATGGTGAGAATTTTCAAACTAATTTACTTAAATCATGTGTATTAGACAATCAATTTTGGTCTAAAGTATTTTTACAACTAAATGAAAATTTATTTTCTAGATTTCATGGGTATGTGTTTAATGAATTTGCTAATTATTTCACTAAGTATAATCATTTACCACCTAAAGATGCTGTAATATCTAAATTAAATGGTGATAAGTATGATGAAGAGAATAAAAAATTTATAATAGATATTGTAGATGATGTATATTCATTTTCTGAAAAGACAAATCAATTAGATTATTATAAAGATGCTACTAAAGAATTTATTAGAGATAGAAATGTTAGAGAAGCATTCATAAAATGTGTAGACCTTTACAAAAAGGGAGATTATAAATCTATACCTGATGTTATTGCTGAAGCAGTTAAAGAAGTTGAATTCGATCAAAAGTTAGGATTAAATTTTTTAGAAGCAGGAGAACTGTTATCTCAAAGTTTAAAACTTGAAATGATTCCAACACCATTTGAAGCTATCAATAATGTATTGAAGGGTGGGTTGGCAAGAAAAGAATTAGGATTAATTTTGGGTGGTACATCCGCAGGTAAATCTTGGATGTTGCAAGCTATTGGTGCTCATGCTCTTTTACAAGGTTATAATGTTTTATATTATACTTTAGAAATGTCTGATGTTTCAGTTGCCAGAAGATTTGCAAGTATAATTCAACAAAAAAGTCCAGATGATGTTACCGAACAAGACATACTTAAAATAAAAGATACGTTAAAATCTAAAGGTGTCACTAGTAGATTGTTTATTACAGAATATCCTACTAAATCTTGTTCAGTATCAGATTTAAAACTTAATATGAGTGCATTGTATAATTATTATTCATTTAAACCTGATCTAATTCTTATAGATTATGCTGATCTAATGAAATCCAGAACATCATATTCAGAAAAGAGACATGAATTAACAAGTATATATGAAGATTTACGAGGATTGGGTGGAGAAGCAAATGCGGGAGTTTGGACAGTATCTCAGGTTAATAGAACTGGTTACGGTAAGAAAATAATTACTGTAGAAAACATTGCTGAAGATTTTAACAAGTCTACTATTTGTGATTTTATTATGTCCGTAGGTAGAGATATTGCTAATAGAATAGGTGGTCATGCTCAAGCATTTATAGCCAAGAACAGACGAGGTAAAGATGCATTGAAATTCAATATGGATATGAGATTTGATGAAGGTATAATAACTATGGATGTAGACCCTACAGAAGTAAATGATGTTGAAGAGTATAGAGAAAATAGACCTGATATTAGAGACGATAGAATTTTAGAAAATCTTATCGGAGATTTAGATGTATAATATGAAACCTAAAACATATGTTAAATATAAAAATGGAGATTATGGTGAGTACAATGTTGGAAAGTCATATCCATTAGAGAATCCAGGAATTACATTAACTCATGATGATTTAAGATGTGTGGGTATAGGTGAAGATATAATATATGGTCAATGTTTTATAATAAATAGAGATAAGTATAAAAACCCAGATAACTTTAATATTGTAGAAGTATACAAGTTTACTATTGTGCAATGTATAAAAGTAGTACACAAATTATCAGGTAAAATTATATATAAAGATTATGATGAAAGTCTTGAAGGTAGTATTACTAAATCTAAAAAAATAATGGATATGATTGATAAAACTAAAGATGTTATATTTTCGGAAGGATTACCAAATTCAATTTATAGAAATTACATATTAGCATACGAATAAAAAATTAAGAGGATAAAATGAAAAAATATATTTATATGGATTGTGAATCTAAAAATGACCCATCACTTATGGGTTGGAAAAATTTTAAGATGCATGACATGTCCGTTGGTGTTATAGGTGTTCCTAAAATAAATACTAAACCGTTAGATGAAAACGCTCAAATGGTATCTCACCTATTTCCACAAAATTCAGATTTAGAATATCTACCATATTATGATGCTAAATTAATGTTTGGTGCTATTAAAAAGTTTGTAGATAATGGATTTACTGTTGTCGGATATAATACTAAATTGTATGATAATAATTTGATTGCTCATTTGTGTGGTGAGATGGATGCTAGACAATATTTAGATGTTGCCATTGGTGGGAATAAAGGAGATACTAAATGGAAAGATGTTGAAGATGGGTATTTAGATTTTTTGATCAATAAACAAGTTGGTGCTTGGGAAATAGCTAAAGCAGTAAAAGATTATAAACAGAATAAAATGGATAATCATCTTTTAGGTGAATCTGATGAATTGAAATATACTAGTGATATTAAACAGTTTTTAGATGAAAATTCATTTGATATTATGAATGAAATGGCAAATATTACAGGGGCAAAGTGGGTTTCTCCATTTGATTTGGTTTGCAGTCTAACTTTAGGGTATGGAAAGTCGGATGATGGTGCAAAAGTGCCCGAAATGTATGCTAATGGTGAATTAGACAAGATTACAAAGTATTGTATCCATGATGTTAGATTATCGTGGTTACTACATACCTTCCTAATGAAGTATAAATACGTGCTGATGCCACAATTTAAGGATATCCCTAATCTTACCCTTCATCAGGTAATTAAAGTGCCATTTGACGGTTCTGTGAAGAAATTTAATGGTGAATTTATACACTTTTCAGAAATATAGTTGACTTTTAATTGAAAAAATATTATATTTATATAAAATGAATAATAAAAGTAATATATGATAAGTCCAGATGGGTCATTAATTTACATTGAAAATTTTAAAATGTTAAACTCATTTTTGAATAATTCGGAAGAGTTAGCAAAATATCGAACTAAATTGAGTGAAAATAAGTTTGCTGTGAATGGGATGCTGATTAATAAGGTGGGAGGATTTTGGTGTGTTAGTTTTTTAGCACCAGAAAGATTATCTCCTAAAACGTGGGTATTAGCTACAAAACCTGTAATACACGAATTTAAAGGATTATTTAGAGAAATATTAACAGATAAAAATATATTACTTCCATATTTCTTAAAATTTTCCAATAAAATTGATGATGGAATATTAATAAATTTAGAAGCAAAGAATTTCATAAATAAAATTTTTTCAGAAGCCAGTAATTTCATAGAAGAAGCATAATGGTGAGAATTTCTTTACAAGTTACAAAAAGTTATGTGGTTATGTTTCACAATTTCTTTGTTAGTACTGGCTTTTCATTTTAAAATATGTATACTCATATAATATATAAATTAACATTTCCTAATAATAAAATTTATATTGGGCAAACTAGTTTAGATTTTAACATTAGATTAAATTGCCACAAATCTAGTGCATATAATAGTAATTTAAATAGATATATACATAATGCAATTAAAAAATATGGTTGGGATAATATTGTAAAGGAAATTATATGTACAGTTTCATCTGAATTTTCAGATGATGCTGAAAAATATTTCATTAATAAATATAGTTGTAATGACATACGTTTTGGTTATAATTTAACTGGTGGGGGTAAACAAAATTACAAAATGTCAGATAATTTAGTTAAAATCTCAAATATAACTAAAGTTAATACTAAAGAGACTAATAAAAAAATAAGTATTTCTATGCGTGGCAGAAAACAATCTAACGAACATATTGAAAACGCCAGTAAAACAAGATATAAATCAATTAATATGTACGATAAATCTAATAACTTTATAAAAACTTTTGAATCTACTGTTCAAGCATCCGCAGAATTAAATATATTTACGCAAGCGATTTGTGGAGTTTTAAAAAATAGAAGAAAAACTACTAATGGGTATATTTTTTCATATACTAAGTAGAAATTTTTCTTTGTTATTGTCTGCTTCTATCGTTTTAAAATGTGAATAATGATATTATAAAATATGAATATGTCAAAACTAAAATGGAAATACTCAGTATGGGATTCCGTATAGGTTTGGAACAAATTCCGTTTGAGGTGTGGGACAAATGTTATCATAATAAATATAATTACAACAAAAAAACTAAACAATATG